TGACCTAGATAAACTAAAAGATGATTATGGTGCTAAGTATTTTAGATCATTACGACTAATCAAGAATTCTTATGGAGAAGATGATGTGCGTATTGGTCTTGGTTTCTTAGGCCAGATTGGTATGTTCAAGGAGCTCCCTAGAAAGAAAGATATCACAGATGCTGATTATGAAGCTATTATTAACAAATCATATTTCCTAAGAGAATGATGAGAAAAGAAAAACCAGAAGGATTTGTTCCTCTATTTAAAGAACAAAGCAATGAAGAACAATTCATGTTCAAGAATGATGAATGGGTTAGAACTAACGAAACAAACATTAGTGGAATGTGGTTTCAATGGGGAAAACGTGAAGATCAAGCTAAGTATGAAGATGAAGATAAATTTGTTGTTTATGGATATATAAAGAAAGAAGAATGACATTAAGAGATAAGAGACAAAAAGAGTTTGCTGATGTATGGCTCAAGCATGGTAAGTTTGGTATATTGAATCTGTGCCCTAGGTTTGGTAAGATTTATACATCCATTAACATATTAGAGCAGCTTAAGCCTAGCACTGTTCTTATTGCCTATCCTGATAATAAGATAAAAGACTCTTGGCAATCTGATTTTGAAGATAGAGGATATGATGACTCACATGTTACATATACAACACATCTATCTTTAAAGAAGTATGCAGATAAGAAGTTTGATCTTGTTATCATTGATGAGATACATCTATTGAGCGAGGCTCAAATAGAAGTGTGTAAGGATTTGTTAGATATTAACGAGCATGTCCTTGGTCTAACTGGTACATTATCCAGTTGGACAGAACGAACCCTTGAAGAAGAATTAGATCTTCATGTACTAGCAACCTATCCAATTGAAAAAGCAATTGAGGAGGGTGTTATTGTAGATTATGAGATACATGTTATTAGAGTGCCATTGGATAACACTATTATGCAAGATTATAAGGGAAAGAAGAAGACTGAAAAGAAACAGTTTGAAGCTCTCACCTGGGTAATCAATAAGCTACAGAATAGTGGATCTGATACTATGTTTATGCGTCTTGCTAGAATGAGACTAATACAATCATCTGTTGCTAAAACTAATGCAACTAAAGCATTGCTTGCCAAGCATAAAGATGAGAGAGTGTTAGTATTCTGTGGTGTTACCAAGATAGCTGACAGTCTAGGAATTCCTTCCTATCACAGTAAATCAAGTGAGAAACAACTCTTTGAGGACTTTGCTGAAGGTAAAGGTAATCACCTTGCTGTTGTGAAGATCGGTAATACAGGTGTAACGTATAAACCTCTGAACAAGGTGATCATAAACTATTTTGATAGTAATGCAGAGAATCTAGCACAAAAGATCAATAGATGTATGGCCATGGAGTATAGCACTCCTGATAAAAAAGCCCACATTTATATTGTAAGTACTAATGAATCTACAGAGCTAAAGTGGTTGTCAAAAGCACTAGAATTTTTTGACAAAAACAAGATAAAATACATATAAATGTTTGACTTTATCAAATATTATTTGTATCTTTATAGAATAAACTAAATATTAATAATTAAAGCAAAAAAACAATGGCAAGTAAATTAGTAGGGATTGTTGGTGCTACAGGTACAGGTAAATCAACTAGTATCAAACACCTAAATCCAGAAGAAACGTACATTTTTAATGTAGCAAAGAAAGAACTTCCTTTCAAAGGTTCTGAAAAGCTATATAGTAAAGACAAAGGAAACTACAAAGAGACTGATGATGCTAATGATATCTCTCGTGGATTAAAAGCTATCTCAGAATTGGAGAAATTTAAACACATTAAGAACATTATCATTGAAGACTCTAATTACATTATGGGATTCAATATAGTGGCTAAAGCTACAGAAGTAGGATTTACCAAGTTTAGCGTTATGGCTAGAGACATGGTTGATCTGTTTAGAACTGCTAGACAATTACGTGATGACATCACAGTATTCTATTTAACTCACCCAGAAACTATTGAAGATGGTGGAGAGATCATAGGATACAAAATCAAAACTGCAGGTAAGTTAATCGATAACCAAGTGTTATTAGAAGGATTGTTAACTGTTTGTCTTTACACTAATGTAGAGGAAAACAAAGATGGTTCTGCTACATATAGCTTTGTAACTAATCGATATAAGAAAATGCCAGCAAAAAGTCCTGATGGTATGTTTGCAGAAATAAAAATACCAAATGACTTACAACTAGTAGTGAATACAGTAAATGAATATTATAACTAAAATTAAATTAAGATGAGTAGTATCGGAGGAAAGAAAAGAGAAAACACAGGTGGTGGAGATTTTTCTAAGAAAGTAGGTTTGTTTGAAGCAAACGTAATTGCAATTAATCCAACAACAGAAGAGTTTAAAGACATTCTGGGAATGGAACTTAAAGAAGATAGCAAAGCTGCTGAGTATTTAGGTGAAACAAAAGATGGTAATAACTATCTACGTGTTGACTTCTGGTTAGAAGAAGTTAAGAATAAAGACAAATTCAAGGTGTCATTCTTTTTAGAAGACAAGGAGAGAGAAAATAAAGATGGTACCAAGAATCAGTATATCAATTCTATTGGTATGTGTACTTGGGCAGCTGATGAAAATGATCTAGCTGAATGGTTTACTAAAGGAAGAGACTATCGTGTAGCTTATGTAGGAGAAGAAGATTTCTATAACTTCATGAGAACATGGTTAGCTGATCTTGACTATCGTGATGCAGATACTGTTCTACAATTAGAATGGAAGAAGTTGATGCGTGGTAATGTAAAAGACTTGAAAGACCAAATTGATGGTGAGTGGGCTAAGTCTGTTGTATCTCTTGCAACTGTAATAGTTAAAGAGAGAGATGGAGAGTCTAAAGAGTATCAAGGAATCTATAACAAAGCATTCTTAAGTGGATATGCATTGAAACAATTCAGACTTGTTGATTATGGAAGCAAAAGAGTTCAGGCAGATCTTAAGAATAAGAAGCCTCGTGATTTGAAAGCACATGAGAAGTTTGTTGTAAATGTTATTGGTGAATATGGTTGTAAAGACTATTATACATTTAAAGATTTACAGGATTATAATGCAGATGATAACCTTGTGGCCTCTGATGCTTATATTTCTGATGATGGTTCTGATTATTAATAATTATTAATTCGGTAGAAGCCCTCATCAGAAATGGTGGGGGTTTTTATTTTTAAAGCTATGATAAAAGGAAGAAAGAAAGTAGACTTAACACCTGATAGCATACTAGAAAAGATAACAGAATATGATATCTATAAGTTCTATATGCCGCATCAGAATTGGAAGATTAACACTGTTACTTATTCTCCCTTTAGAAACGAAAAGAATCCTTCATTCATTATAGGATATAGAGGAGGAGCATTGAGATTTCATGATTTTGCAGATTCCACTAGAAGTGGTGGCTGTTTTGATTTTGTTATAATGCTGTTCCATTTACCATCATTGCGTGAAGCATTGTTAATGATTGATAGAGATTTTGATCTTGGGATTATGAATGTATCCTCTACAAAGAAATATGAGAGGATCGTTGCTAATTATTCACAACCAACATCTACATCTAAACGTGAGTATTTTATTCAGGTGAAGACCAGAAAGTTTACACACGAAGAACTAGCATATTGGAATGGATACTATCAAGACATAGATGATCTTAGAGCTAACAATGTGTATTCAATAGACACTGTATATCTCAACAAACAGAAGTTTCCAATTAAGGATACAGAGTTGAGGTTTGGTTATTTATATGAAGGACATTGGAAGATATATAGACCCTATGGAGATAGAAAGAATAAGTGGATGCCTAATAATGTACCTATTACTATGATGGATGGACTAGATGACATCAAAGATTGTGAAGTAGCATTCATCAATAAGAGTAAGAAGGATTACATGGTAATGAAAAAAGTATTTCCATGTTGTTGTGCTGTACAGAATGAAGGTGTAGGATGTTTCTCTGAAGAGAATGTTGAATACATTAAAGAAAATTCTGATAGACAAATCTTAAGTTTTGATTCAGATGAAGCTGGTGTAAAGAATTCTCAAATGATAACTGAAAAGTTTGGATTTGAGTATTGCAATGTACCTAGAATCTATCTAGATGAAGGAATTAAAGATTGGGCTGATCTAGCACGCATACATGGATTAAAGACAATTGAGAAATATTTAACACAAAGAGAATTAATATGAATAGTTGGAAACTAAATAGCACAGCTGGTCATTGGTTTAGATTAGCTATATCTAAATCACTTGATATTCATTTTACTGAAGTGTACAGAAAAGTAAAATCTATAAACAATGAAGGTGTTATAGAAACTTCAGATGGAAAGAAATATGAATTAATATTAAAAGAATTATGAGTATAGAAGAATTAATCACAGAGATTCAAGATAACATCGAGTGGTTATCCACTACAGAAAATGATGAAGTTGAATGTATTGGTGTAGAAAACTTAGAAGTTATTCTTGGTAGATTTTTAAACAGAGAAATTAAATTAACATTAGAATAGAAATTATGGAAAATTACAACACAGCGAGAGGGATGCTGCTAGCTGCAGAAGTTCCTCAACAAACTAAAACTTACAAACCTGTAAGTCATGCAGAATTAATGGACCTAACACTTGAGAGTATTCATCAAGCAGGGTTTACCCTAGACCAAGAGCTTTATACATCTGCAAGAGATGGTAAAGTTGCTAATGGTAAGTTCACAATTAAGAATGTAGCTGACAGTGAGATGCAATTACAGATTGGTTGGCAAAACAGTTATGATAAATCATTATCATTGAAGTTTGCTATTGGTACCAAAATCTTTATTTGTAGCAATGGTTGTGTAAGTGGTGATTATGGATCTTTTAAACATAAACATGTTGGAGAGATTCAAACATTCACACCACAAGCTATTACAGAGTACATTATGGATGCTGGAGAAGCTTTTACCAGAATGCAGAAAGAAAGAGACATCATGAAAACTATTCAGTTGGATAGAAGAGCTCAGGCTGAACTAATAGGACGTATGATCATTGAAGAAGAATTCATTGAATCTACACAGCTTAACATCATCAGAAGAGAACTTGATAAGCCTACACATGATTATGGTGCACCAGATAGCTTATGGGAGCTTTACCAATTTACTACATTCAGTATGAAAGAGGTTCACCCAAGCTTATGGATGGGTAATCACATTAATGCTCATTCATTCTTCTTAGATGCTGCAGGTATTGTTAGCAAGCCTATTCGTAAACCAAATGTTCAGTTAGAATTATTTCCTGTGTAATGGAAGAGCTTGTGCAATGGGCCAGATCATTAAAGAATGAACACCCAGATAAGTTTGATGATATATGGGATTTTGTTTCTCTATGTCATGATGAGATAGAAGAAGGAGGTTCTCCTACTCACGAAATAGAACTATGTAAAGAATCAATTAGACAATTAATAGAAGATGAATCAGACAATTAAAGTTGGAAATCTTACCATTGATGTATTTTTCAATGAGTATAATAAAGTGAATAAAACTAGAAGACAAGTACCTGGAAGACCAGTAACTAGAGAAGACATAGCTGCTATCGATAGAGGATTGGATGATACAGATTTTGGAGAGTTTTATAGATATGAAAATGGTGATGTTGAAATCACAGGGATGTTTAATGTTGTAGACAGTAGAGAAGATGAATTGGGATAATTTTAAACACCAGTTTCACCCATCATGGCATGCAAAGATGCGTCCATTCATAGAGAGTGAAGAGTGTGATAAGATTTATGCATTTCTAAAAGCAGAGAGTAAGAGGGGCAAAAGAGTTGCTCCTCTCTCTATGCATGTTTGGAGATGCTTCTTAGAGACACCATTAGATGACATTAAAGTGGTTTTGGTAGGACTATGTCCATATCATACACTTAAGAATGATGCTCCTGTAGCAGATGGTTTACTTATGGGTTGTTCTATTACAGAACAAGTTCAACCTTCATTAGATCAGTTTTATAGAGCTATGGAGAAAGAATTCTATGATGGATTGAATCTATCTATTATAGAGAATCCAGATGTAAGCTTCTTAGCTCACCAGGGAGTGTTAATGCTTAATGCCGCTTTAACTACAGAGATTAATAAAGCAGGCTCTCATTTAGAAATATGGGAACCATTTATGAAATATCTGTTTGAGGAAGTGATTAACTACTTAGGTGTACCAATTGTGTTTCTTGGTAAAGATGCAGCTAAATACAAAAAATACACAGGCATATTTGCTCATGTGTTTGAAGTGAGTCATCCAGCAAGTGCATCTTATAAAGGAATAGATTGGGATACAGAAGGTGTATTCACAAAGGTGAACAGGTTATTAGAAGAAAACAATGGGTTTAGTGTCATGTGGTTAGACATTGATGCACCCTTTTAACAATTAAAAATTAGAAAACATGGCAGAACCAACAACAGGTCAAATAGACCAATTAATAGAAAAAAAAATAGATGCTCAGATTGATAAATTTGTACGTCACATAACAGATGAAATAACACAATTTCTTAAAGACAATGGGGATTATGATGGTGGTCATTTACATGTAGCATCTGAATGGGAAAAGGATAGACATGGTACTAGACAAGTTAAATCACTTTCATATGACAGTATGTACGATGTTAGAAAATCATTAAATGCTGGACTAAAAATGCAAGTTAAACAAAAAATGATTACTAAAGCAACAAAAGAGTTATTAGATAAAGTTTCATTATTAAGTTAGAAATTATGGAAAACAGAGAAATTACAATTGACGAGTTACAAAAAGGAGATGAAGTTATCATTCATGGTAATGGTTACATCCAATATGTGAGAGTTCTTAGACCACTAAAATTAGGTAAAACTCCTAATTGGAGAGGTGATACTTATTATTCTAGAGTGAAATGTTCTTATAAGGAACATGATACAAAATCATGGGATAGAAGAGGAACATTAACAGGAGAAGGACATACAAAAGAAAAGTATGTAGATTTTAATTACAGAAATATTTGGTTAGTAAAAAGAGAAACAATTTAAATTAAAGAAAAATGATTTTAGAAAAACAGACAGAAAGCAACGTTCTATTAGAAGGACAATCACAAGAAAGTATAGGAATGTCACTAGACTTAGATTCTGCACAGATATTGATGCAGATGTTAAGTAAGAATTTATATTCTGATGACATAGGTTCTGCTATCCGAGAGTGTGCATCCAATGCACTAGATAGCCATAGAAGAGCTGGAGTGGACACTCCTATCATTGTATCATTTAAAGAAAATTCTAGTTACAATTATGAATTCTGCGTAGAGGATTTTGGTATTGGTCTAGATGCTGATGATGTGAAGAACATTATTAGTAAGTATGGTAAGTCTACCAAGCGTGACAGTAACACTGAGCTTGGTATGATGGGTCTTGGTTTCAAAGCACCATTAGCTTATTCATCTAGTTTCTATTTTGTATGTAGAAAAGATGGTATGGAACGCAAGTACATGATGTACGAAGGAGAAGATACTAACACTATCGATCTTTTATATGAAATGCCTACAACAGAAGGTAATGGTGTAAAAGTGATTATTCCTGTTAAGTATAATGATGCATATCAGTTCCGTAAAAAGATTAAGGAGCAATTATGTTATTTCGAGAGTGTTTATTTCGATGTACCAGGTGATTCTTCTATTACCAATGACTTTGTTATCTCTAGACATACACACTTTCAGTTTTCTGAGATGAGCACAGATGATAGATTACATATTTGTCTTGACAATGTGTATTATCCTCTAGACTTTGAGAAGGTGGGTATTGATAGAATTGATTTTCCTGTAGCTCTTAGATTCACTTTAACTGATGGATTATATCCAACTCCTAATAGAGAATCTTTGCGTTATACTCAGGAAGCTAAGCAAATCATCATAGCTAAACTTGGTCAGGTAGCAGATTATTTTGTCAACAAGTACAATGAGCAACTAACTGATGGTAATGATCTTACTTCTGTTATCAATCATCTTGAGAAGAATGGTCATAGAATTACAATGGCCAATGGTAATACAGAAAGAATTGATTCTTTCTTAAAGTATTCTCAAGTGCAAATTGCTGTTCCACAGATAGAAGGTATTAACTTAATTGATTTTCCATCATTATACAAAGAACGTAAAAATGAGATGATAAATTATTCATTCCCTTCTAAATTCTTATTGAGATACAAAAGAATGCAGGACACTGATAAACATTATGTATGGGGATACACTTTAGAGAGTATCTGTAATGGTAATGCTAAAGTGTGGGTATATGATGACAGAATTCCTCAGATCAAGAAAGATTATCTAAGAGCTACATGTAAAGAAAGTGAATACAATTATATTGTTAAAAGAAGTGGTCCTATAAAATTAGGAATTGCTGCTAAGTTTGACAGTAAAACATATTATCACTTACTAGGTCTTGGTAACTATCCAAAATCACAATGGAGAGATGTTATTAAAGAATATCAATACATCATGTCTTTAGTTGAGGCACAGTTTACTAGCCTTGATGATTTGGTTGTACCACAATCTTTCATTGACAGTAAGAAGAAAGTTAAAATAACTACTGGAGGAACTGGTAAAAGACTTAAGATACAGGGAGAGATTGTTTGTAAGAAAGGTGTAGACCTTATGAGATGGAATGATGGTAGAAAGTGTAAGTTTGATTCACAACTATATAAGTTAGAAGATCTTGCAAGTGCTAAGCACTTAAAGGTTTATGCTCATCACGATGATTATATGAAGCTTGATGCTTTGTATGGAGTGATGCAAAAACAGAAGATGGAAGTAATTACATTTTCTGCTAGAGAACTTAAAGTAGTTGAACAATTAGAAATACACAATTTAATATCATACGATAAATTTATGGAGGGGAAAAATGCACCATTCAAAAGAATAATTACATCAATGTTAATCAATGACTTGATGAGTAATTACAGACACATCTTCGATAGAGTGGATCAGATAGAATTTGTATCTAAAGATCTTGCTGATAAGATAAGAACACTAATGGATTACAAACGCACACATTATTATGATAGCGATGGATCTTTAAAAGTGGCTATGTTAGCAGTGGCTGAAGAACATAAATTGTTTGACATGAACATCTATCCTGAGTATTTAGAAATGTTAGACATATTCAATAAACTTACATTCTTAAATCCTTTATGCTCTAGAGCAGGATATTTTAATGAAGGTGATCAGATGGTAGGTGTAATGACTGACTTATTTAAGTATTACAAACACAGAGTGAACCTAAAACACTACAACATTAGAATCAATGAAGAAGTATTAACCGAAGAAACAATTGAAGATTTAGTAGATTAAAGAAAGAGGGGAGAAATCCCCTCTTATTAAAAAGTAACAATTAAAATTAAATACAATGAGCAACAAATTTTTAAGCCTTGACTGGTTCAAGCAAACAGCAGAGAATGCAATAGCTAAAGTGGTAGCTAACAAGTTAGAATCTTTAATGGAGCAAGAAGAAGCTCCTAAATATTATGAGAAACCATTCTTAAATATTAAGTTGGTTAATGACACACTTACAGTGGTGTTAAGAGATGGAAGTATAATTAGTAAACCTGGAGCAACAGAAGAAGATTTTCATGCTGTTTCTAATGCAAGAAATGTACATGAAATACATGCTATTATAGCTTCTGCAGAGGTGGCAGCTGATGTAGAGAAGATTAGAGCTGAAGCAGCTAGAATCAAAGCTCTACAAAAGGGAATAGAATCACTTGCTAATTTTGATGATTTCACTGTAGAAGGTACAACAGTTTATCTAACTGGTACATCTAGAAGTATGCCTCAGATATTAGTAGAAGAATTCATTAGAGTGGTAGATAGAGTTGGACACCAACTTGAATATCATAAAACATTTCAAGATGCTCTTAATAATGATGATGAGTATGTAGCATTGAAGAACTTCTTCATGTGGTGTTGTTTAAACCCAAGAGCTGAAGTGGCACATGAGCTATATAGATTCTTGAGTGAGAATTCTTTCAGAATCACTAGACAAGGTTTTGTTGTAGCATTGAGAAATGTTGTAACGCTTCATGGTTCTCCTGAGCTTGTACATTTTATCAGTAATGCATACAACAAGGTTAAAGCTGTATGGAAGAAGAATCCATCTGAGTATACAGTGTTCTTAGAAGATGGTGAATACAAACTTGTGCACGATGATAAATTGTTCAAAGAAGAAACTCACACAACAACTACATGTCCTGATTGTTTAGGTGATGGTGGATGGTATGATGAAGAATGGGAAGATGATAATAACTGGATTGATTGTGATAATTGTGATGGTTCAGGAGAAGTGGAAGAATATACTTACACTGAAACATGGGCTGTAAATCATGGTGAGAAGATTGGTAATCTTGTAGAACTATATTTGGATCTTCCTAATAGAGCAGAGAACAGATTCACTGATGACTGGACTAAAACATTTGATATCCGTATTGGACAAGTGACTAGTATGCCTATGGAAGAATGTAACTGGAGTACACAAGATTGTGCTGCTGCAGGATTACACTTCACAGCTGACCAGATTCACTATGTAGGTTGTGGTGATCAATCTGTTATCGTTCTTATCAATCCTATGAAAGTGGTTGGTATTGGTACACACAAAGGTAGATGTTATGAGTATCTTCCAATTATGACTGTACCAAGAGAAGAAGCTACTAGAATTTTACATGATGGAATGTTTGATACAATCCAATTAGATGAAGAGTATGCTATTCGTGAATTAGAATCTCTTGCTGAGAGAGCTAAAGATGGATTTGCTACTGAGTCTAAAAAGTATCAATTCAACATGCCAGCTATTTCTGCTGTAGAAATCAATAACATTGTTAATAGTCTTAGTGAGATGAAAGCTAAGATAAGCAAACGTGTTAGTACGATTAAATAATAATTAATATAGTTATGCCATGAATATTTCTTATATTTGTGGCATAACTTAATTATAACTATATGGCAAAGAGAGTGTTGGTCCCAAAGACAAGATGTAATGGTACAATGAGTGAAGCAGCCTTCTGGAGCTTCATACGTAGTGCTTTGAGACAAAAGAGTAGATGGTGGAAACCCATATCAGTATGTAAACTAAATGCACGTAGAGATTATCAAGGAGCAAATAAACGTCAGAAGTATGAGTATCAGTGTAAGAAATGTAAGAAGTGGCATCCAGAGAAAAAGATTAATGTGGACCACATCATCCCAGCAGGGAGTTTAAACTGTGCACAAGACTTACCGTTGTTTGTTGAAAGACTATTCTGTGAACAAGATAACCTACAGGTGCTTTGTGAAACTTGTCACAACAAGAAAACATTAAAAGAAAAACAATCTAAAAAGAAATTATGATAAAGAATCTTATAAGTAGATGGACCATGGTCAAAACTACAAGAGCACCATTCTATGATAGAGTGGCAGGTGAAATGGTGTGGTATTGGCAAGACTGTTATTTTGAACAATACATGGCTACATCAAGATGGGGCTTTAGAATTAAATTATATTAATTATGAGTGGAGGACACTGGGACTATTTACAGTATAGACTTACTGATGTAGCAGAGGATATAGATAAGCTTATTGAACAGAATGGTAAGCCAAAAACTGAAGAAGAACTTAAAGAAGAAAATTGGCATGATGATGAGTGGTATAAAAAATATCCTGAAGATTTAAACCATCATGAATATTCTGATGAAGTGATTAAACAGTTTAAAGCTGCATCAACAATGGTTAAGATAGCACAAATTTATATGCAAAGAATGGATTGGTTATTATCAGGAGATGATGGTAGTGAATCATTCTTAAAAAGAATTGATGAAGATTTAAAAAAACTTGAATTATGACAAACGCAATAACAATTAACAAAACACCTGCATTTAATGAGGTGTGGCATGAAGGCCATATAGAACATAATGGGAAGTTCCATTACTTCTGGTTAATACATCCTCAGGGATTAGATAATGGAGGAGAAGAATATGAACTAGAGGTTAGATGGTTCTTCGCTAGAGTACCAAGGGAGATACGAGCTTTGTATCCACAAATTATTGAAGCTTTCAAACAAACATTATGATAAAAGGAAACAGTAAAACAGAAGCGAACTATAGAGAAGTAATGCTAGATAGTTCTAGTTCATTGAAAGATTTCTCAATGGATAGAAAGAAGTATTACAGAAAGTATATACTTAATGAAACAGTAGAAGACAAAGATAGCTCTGCAGCTAATATGGGTAGAATAGTTGAAACCCTACTTATGGAACCACATCTATTTGATGATAAGTTCTATATGTCATCTTGTACTTCTACACCAACAGGATTGATGTTAGATTTTGTTGAAGCTTTATATCGTGTAACAAGAGATGCTACAGATGAATCAGGTAAGATTACCAGAGACTTTGCAGATATGTCTTTAGAAGCATATAATATTTCAGGATTCAAGATTAAGTATGAAGCTGTTATGAGCAAGTTCATAGGAAGTGAAGCTGAGATTTATTACAATGAAATCAGAAGAGTGAGAACTAACAATCTAACTGTTGTAAACACTACAGAGATAGCTGTTGCAGAGAAGATTGTAGAGCAGCTTAAGACTAATAGCACTACAGCTCCAATTGTTAATCTTGTAAACAGTTCTAGATATGAAGTGATTGACCAGATGCAAGTTGAAGGATATACAGTTGATGGCCATAATTTCAAGAGTATGCTTGATAAGGTGATCATCGATCATCAAGAGAAGGTGATAAGTCCTTACGATCTTAAGTGCACATGGAGTGTAGAGAACTTCTATGAAGAGTATTACTTGTACAGAAGAGCGTACATCCAAGCGTACTTATATTTCTATGCAATGTTACACATAGCAAATGATCCAGATAGTCCTTGTTATGGATATAGAGTAAACTATTTACAATTTATTGTATGTGACAGCACAAACTATTATCAGCCATTAATCTACACTCTTGATATGGATGATATGGGAGATGCGTACAAAGGATTTGTACATAAAGGAAGAACTTATCCTGGTGTAGGAGATTTGATTGCAGCATTAACTTGGTGTGTATCTACAAATACATGGAATATAAGCCACAAAAATTATTTGTCTAACGGAATTGTTAATATCAAAGGATGATATGGAAGTAAAAAAGAATATAACTAGCATCTTTATGGTACCTACTCTCAAGGTACCTAAAGACGCTCTTAGAAACAATGGATTTCTAAATGCATATGTAAAAGATGCAAGAAAAGAAGATCAATATAATGAATCTATATATCTACTATTTAAACCAGAAGATCTGGATAAGTTTAGAGAGTTTCTAGATAGTGAGTACGAGAGAACCAAGAACATCATAGAAGATTATGATTATGAAGATGGGTTTGTTGTTGTTGTATATCAACTAAACACTAATTATAAGAAAGACTTTGATCTAATCAAGCAGGGAAGTTATTCTAAAACATCAAAAGACTTTCAGAAGATGTTCCCAAAGATTGTTAAGATTACTAAAAATGGATTACATAAAGATGAAATCTCTTTACAATACAGAATCTTTAACAAAGCTGAAGATCTTATAGAATTCTGGGAGAATAAGCTAGGTGTAGAATGGGAAGATGATTATGAAGTGTGGGAAGGTTGGGACGAAACAAAAGAAATTTTAGAACTTGATAAAATAAAAGAATCATTATGTGCAACAGAGAAATATTAGAGGTTATTATAGAAGAAGTAGGCAGTAAGAATGCTGCTGAATTCTGTAGATTAGCTAGTTTGATGTATGACATCAGATACAATGCATGCAAAGATCTTGATCCACTAGGTGAACTTGATTTCGAAAGAGACTGGTGGAAGGATGCTGAAATAGAATTAAAAAAGAAAATTTAAAACAAATATTATGAATGGATTAGAATTATTAGAAAGATATCCCTTAACAGCTAAGGTGGTTAGAGAATGGTTTCTTGAGAAAATGATTGAATCACTTAATGACGAGAATGTACCAGATGAATTCAAAGACTACATGCGTGAGCAAGGAGTGGAGAATGATAAGTTGTCAAAAATGATTGATGTCAATCCAAGGATGTTACTTGATGTATTTGATGAGAACGATCTCTTTATAGAGATATTTATGTATCCAGATGTAACATTCACATGTAAGATTGGTAATGAGGCCACTACTAACTCTTGGAAGACAAGGAAAGAAGCAGAGATGTTTGCTATAGAAGCTGCATTTGAAATGTTAGAGACTAAGCTTACACCTCCTCCTCCTGTTGAAGAACTAGAAGTGATAGATGAAGAAACAGTAACACCTAAAGAAGAAACTGATGAGACAGATAACTAGAGATGCACATGATGCTTTCAATGCTGGAAGAAGATTCAAATCTAGAAACACAGAAGTTAGATTCAATGATGGTGTAATAACTATGTACTTACATGGTAGAGCTATTGCTAAAAAAGAGCACGATGGTATATACATAAGTGATGGTAAATATGGATTCTCTAGAACAACTCAAGAAAGATTAAAAGGTTTCAACATTAAACTTAGAGGACCTAAAGGACAATGGATATTCGATGAGAAATTTGTATGGGATGGAAATTGGATGAAAATTAATTAGGAATAATCAGGGAGATGAATTATATTTGTCTCCCTTAAATTAAAAACCATGAGAACAATAAAAGAATTTAATGAAAAATATAAAGCAAATCTAGATGGTGAATCTGGTATGTTATTAGAGATTCCATCTGTATTAACATACGTTGATCAAGTGTTCAATGATCTTACATGGATTCCTGGATTCCTATATAGTGAAATTACTACACGACATGGATTAGCTAGAGTGCATACAAACCTACAAGAGCTTATGCCATTTGCAGGAAGAATCCTAGAGCAAGAACTTGAAGAGAAAATTAACTTCATTCTTAAAGTGGAGTATGAACTAGAGAATAGATTAAGAACTTTAAACCTAGATAAAGATGGAAAAGCTCTTTCAACAGTTTAAGAACATGTTGGTAGTATATCCGAACTACCAAGGACATGTTTGTGGATATAATGATGCTCATTTCATTGTTGCTGTGGAAACCAACGATGTTAAGAACTTCTTTAGAAAATTAGAAACTCCATATATTATGGAAGAATACAAGGATACTAAATACAGATATGTATTTGCAGATGAGTCACAACTATTAAAACAAGCTAACGATGCCCTATATAAAAAAGCTGTCACTAAAAACTAAGCTTTTAATATATGAGTACAAAGAAAGGTTTCCACAATTATCTGCAGATTTTATGTCAGATATTTTTAGCTTAGATTTTGAATCTGTACAATTACTATTTAACGAGGGTGAAATTGAAGTGCCCTCAAAAATGAATAAAGAACATGGACGAACAAAAAAGAAAATTTACGGAGGGAAGGGACTACTATCTGGAAGATGGGAGAGTCCACTTCACGAAAGAATATCTGGAAAAAAGAGGCCCATGTTGCGGAGGAAAGTGTAGACACTGTCCATACGATGAACGTATAAAAGGAAATACCACTCTAAGAAAGAGTGAATGATTAAATTTCTGTTCTGTTTTTTAATTGTTGAGAAGGCCCTAGAGAAATCTGGGGCTTTTTTATCCTTAAAATGTCAGGTAAATGATGGAAAAAACTTGACATTTACTTGCAAAAAAACACAGAAATCACTATCTTTAAACAATTAAAAATCAATTAAATAATGGCAAAAAAAGCAGTAAAAGAAACTGATAACAAGTTTCAAGAAGCAATGGATAAGCTGAATAAAGCTTATGGTGTTGGATCAATTTTAGCATTAGACTCTAAAACAGGAGGAGACTATGATGTAATCAGTACAGGAAGTATTGGATTTGATTATATCACTCTAGGTGTAGGAGGATTTGTAAAGGGTAAACTTTACGAACTAATGGGATGGGAAGGTACAGGTAAATCTACAATCTGTGGGCATGCTGCAGCAGAGTGTCAGAAAGCTGGAGGTACTGTATTATATATCGATGGTGAGCATGCTGTTGATAAGAACTACTTCAAGAAACTAGGAGTGGATACAACTAAGATGTTGATTGCTCAACCATCATGTGGTGAGGAGGGTTTTAACATTGCTATGGAAATGATTCAAACTGGAGAGATTGATCTTGTCATCATCGATTCAGATTCATCTCTTATTCCTAAGAAACAATTAGATGGTGATGTAGGTGATTCTACTATCGGTTACAAAGCTAGACTAAATAGTAATGCGTATCCAAAACTTAAGGGAGCTCTATCACATCATAATGTATGTGTGATTGTAATCTCTCAGTATCGTGAGAAGATAGGTGTTATGTTTGGTAACCCTACAACAACCCAAGGTGGCCATGCATTGAAATTCTACAGTGATGCTAGAATAGAAGTGTCTAGAACTCTTGCAAAAGATGGTGATGTAAACTATGGTAATATCACTAAGCTAAAAGCTATCAAGAATAAAATGTCTCCTCCATATAGAAAATCAGAGTTTGAGATTGTATATGGTGTAGGTATTGATAAACTTGATGAGATGATGAGCCTTCTTAACGAGTTTGAGATAGGTAGAAAGTATGGTAAAACAATGACAATTGATGGAACTAAGTATGACTTAGATGAATTCAAGCAGCTTGTTGTAGACAATCCAGAATTCTATGATGAACTAAGAGAGAAGATTATAGCTAAGATTAATGAGTCTGATCTTCCTGTAGAGGAAGTGGAAGTGGAAGAAGATGAACTATAATGATAGATAAAGTAGTTGAAGCGGTAAGAGCTGATCTATTACAGCGATCTCAAGTGGGTATTAAGAAATATAATACTACACTTGAGAGAACTGATCTAGAGCTCAAAGATTGGTTACAGCATTCATATGAAGAGTGCTTAGATATGGCCAACTATTTAAAAAGATGTATAATAGAACTAGAGAACAATGAGAGAGTACAAAAATAGATACGGTGATGTGTTCACATTCACAGAGGATGATGATCACAATATACTATGGCAAGGTAATTTTGAATTCTGTAGAATAGGAATGCCTAATGATTACCAAAATGCATATAATGCATATTTGAAAGATAATGAACATAGTCAATCATTAATGACATTAGCTCAATTTAAGAGTGTTGTACATCATTATGATGATGAAACTCTTAGCTATGACTATCCTAAATACATAACTATGGTTGAGTCTCTAAGAGATGAAATAGATATGGTTGATCCTAGTGGTGGGCCCTATCTAATGAGAGGCATGTCTTTAGATAATCTAGGATTTGAAGGATACAAGATTGAAGATTTTAAACCTATTGAAAAAGGATTTAAAATTATTACAGAGAAGTGTCCTATGTGTCATCAAGCAAATGGTCATAAAATGAGTTGTTCAACAACTAAAGCACAGGTATATTTTACGAATGATGTGGTTAAAGATCTTAATGGAAAAATAAAAATGTTTAAAGACGAATATAATATGAGAAGTTACGGTGAATTAGAAGCTCTTGTTATAGCATGGGCAACACAAAAGGGTATCATAGAGAATGGTACAGCAATAGCTCAAGCTGGTAAAACAATTGAGGAAGTGAATGAACTTGTTCAGGCTATCACTGTTGATGATAGAGAAGAGATAATTGATGCTCTGGGTGATATACTTGTTACAATCATTATACAAGCTGAGATGCAAGGACTGAAGCTTACAGAATGTTTAGAGAGTGCATACAATGTAATTTCAAAACGTACAGGTAAGATGGTTGATGGTCAATTTGTAAAAGATGACACAGGTCACTCTGGATTTAATAATGATAATCAGTCACACACATAATGAAATGTAAAACTTGTGGAAAGAATTCTGATAGCGAATATTGCTTTCAGCATAAACCCAGAAAACAACTACAAAGTGGGAAAAAGCCATCACTAACTGTCAAAAAGAAGGTTAGTGATGGAAAATCCCATCAAATGAGAGAAATGTTTATGGATATATGGAAAAAAAGGCCACACAAATCAGAGATTAGTGGAACATATTTAGGGAAGGAACCTATGTCTACATACTTTCATCATATCCTTGCAAAAGAAAAATATCCAGAAGCTTGTTTAGATGAAGAAAATATTATACTTTTGACACTTGAGGAGCATTCTAATGTTGAAAGTGACATGTATAGATATGAGGAGGTTAACAAAAGACGTAACCATTTAAACCTTAAATATGAAAGAACCTAACAGGGAACGTAAGAATGAGATTAAATACAATGTCACTCTTAATGAGGAACAGAAGCTCGCTAAGCAGTTAATAATAAACAATCAAATTGTTATTGTTACTGGTAGAGCAGGAAGTGGAAAGTCCTTAATATGTGCCCAAGCAGCTTTAGATTTCTTAATGAAGAAACAATGTAATCATATTTATGTTACAAGAGCTACAATAGAAGTGGGAGGATCATTAGGATTCTTACCAGGAGATTTAGAAGATAAGTTTAATCCTTACTTAGAAGCTTTTCAGGAGAACTTAGAGAAATGTTATGACAGAGTCAAGATTCAAGAATTGGTTAAGGGAAAAAAAGTGGTTGCTTATCCTGTGCAGTTTATACGTGGTAAGACCATTGATGATGTTCTGGTGGTGGAAGAAGCACAAAACCTGTCAAAAGGGGAAATGCTAGCCATACTAACTAGACTTGGTAAAACTGGAAAGATTATCATCAACGGTGATAATGAACAGAAAGACATCAAAGAATCATACACAGGTCTATCATATGCAATAGACATCTCTAAGAAGATTGAAGGTATAGAATGGATCAAACTTAAAGCTAATCACAGAAGTGATCTTGTAGGTAAAATATTAGATAACGAATACAATTAAGAAATGAATATAGAAGTCCTTAAATTTAGTGCATCATGGTGTGGTCCATGTAGAGTGTTAGCTAACACATTAAAAGATGTTGAAGGTATTACACCTGTTGATATAGATACTGAAATGGAAACAGCTAGACAACATAATGTAAGAAGTGTTCCTACGTTAGTATTTAAGAAAGATGGAGTGGAAGTTCACAGAATCTCTGGAGCTATACCATTAGATAAGTACAATCAAATATTAGATGAGATCAAGTTTTCTAAAGAATTATAACAATTAAAACAATTAATATGAAAAACCAATTTATTTACACAGCTGTAATAGCTGAGAAGGAGTATAAGGCTTCCTTCAACATTGAGAAAGTGATTAGATCACTTACAGAAGATAGTGGAAATGTGATTGTAATCTTAGATGATTTTAATGAGCGTGTAACAGAACAACCAGACATTGATCTTAAGACTAACAAGTTTAAAGGAATAAAAAAAGTTCGTGAGACTGTTCAATCAGAGATACATTTAACTCCTGAGGATGGTGAAAGATTTTATAAACTAACTGAATTTAACGTATAATGGCAAAGTTATTAGGAAACAGAGTATACTTAGAGATACCAAAGAAAGAAGAGAGCAAGCTTATTGTAGATGAGAATACAAAAGAAGCTTTAGAGAAAGAAATGATTAAGAAGATGTCAAAACTTAAAGTGCACAGTGTTGGAACAGCTAACATGGAACTTAAGCCTGGTGATGTTGTTCTTGTAGATCCAGAAGCTTTAACAAAAGCTAGAATGATCCCTCTATCAGATGATGAAACTGTGTTATTAGTTTCTCCATTTGATATTATTCATGTTTGGTAAAATGATAAACAAGAATTTCATAATGCCTGCTTTAGCAGGAAGACTAGGTAATAATCTATTCATGATAGCCAATGCTTATGCTAGAGCTTTAGATGAGAATAGACAACTTATTGTTCCTGCTAATCAAGTGGGGCACATGGATGATTTTGTAGATAATGTATTTAGAAAACTAGACTTATATATAGGGCACCCTAATGAAGTTAATAGTAGTGAAGCAACTGTATTTAATGGATACTTCCAAAGTGAGTCTCATTTTGAGAAATATAGCGAGGCAGTTAAATCTCTATTCTCTCCAACAAAAGAGTTTATAGATAGAATACATAAAGAAATCCCTGCTATTTTGAATACAGAAGTGACAGTGATAAATGTTCGAAGAGGAGATTACCTTCATTATCCAAACTACCATCCTGTAGTATCACCAGAATACATACACAAAGCATTAACATTAGTTCCTTCTAATCAATACATTGTTGCTAGTGATGATATTCCATGGTGTAAAGAACACTTAAACATGCCTAATGCAATGTATCTAGAAGGATTGAAAGTGCATGAACAATTATGGATAATGGCTATGTGCCATCACTTCATCATATCTAACTCATCATTTAGTTGGTGGGCAGCTTATCTATCTAGACACCCTGGTAAGATAGTTATTGCACCAGAGACATGGTTTGGTCCAGAAGGACCACCATCATGGGAAGATATGTATTGTAAAGGGTGGACAATTCTACCAACTTATTTTGATAACGGATTAATACAACCAAAATGATATCAGTTTTAACTCTTACATATAAAAGACCTCATCTATTAGAAGAGGCAATAGAATCATTTCTTGCACAAGAAAACCCACCAGAATGTGAAATGGTGATTATAAATGATAATGCTGAGGTAGATTATGTGTATGATCACCCAAAGGTGAGAATCATTAATCACAAAGAAAGATTTCCTTCTATATCAGCTAAGCTTCAATGGGGATATCAACAGTGTCAAGGAGAACACATCTATAGATTAGATGATGATGATCTTCTTGCACCATGGGCACTACGTAATGTACAAACAGATATTGATAACAATCCTGGTTATGATGTCTATCGAAGTAAAGGAATGTATTTCTTTGTAAATAATATATTTGAAAGAGAAAACTCTAATATAAACAATGGTAATGTTTATAGTAAAGCTTATTTTGATAGAATAACATGGCCTGATACAAGTATTGGAGAAGATGCAGATATAACATTCCACAAAGGTGGTAAAATATATGAATCTAAACTCAAAAGTACAATGCTATATCGTTGGGGAATGAACACATTGCATATATCAGGAATGGGTCATCAGCCTAATCAGGTGATATTAGATCAAGCAGACAAAGTGTTAGATAATAGAACAGGAACAATTGAAATTAAACCTAAATTTTTTAATAATTATTATGGACAGATTAAGTAAAATAGCAAATAGAATAGGTACCGATAAAGGTACAATGAATTATGGTCATGGTTATACAGTGTTTTACCATGGATTATTAGATGAACTATCTAAAGGACATGTAAAAATGTTAGAGATAGGTGTAGCAGATCCTAGGTTTCCTGGAGCATCTCTTGAGATGTGGAAAGAATACTTTCCTGACATTGAACTTATAGGATATGATATCAATCCAGAAGCTAAAAACTTTGAGAAAGAAGGAGTATCTGTATTTATTGGAGACCAGAACAATCCTCAGCATCTAGAAGAATGCATCAAAACTTATGGAGCAGATTATGATCTTATTGTTGATGATGGTTCTCACTACGGTGAGCATATTGTTACAAGCTTCAAAACTCTTTACCCATATTTAAAAGAAGGTGGTATATACATCATAGAAGATTTACATGCTGCACAGTTAGATGAGCACAAGATGATTGCAGAGATCAAAGCTTTGAACTATCCATGTAAGGAATTCTACCAGACACATCACAACAAACTTCTTATTATAGTTAAATAAAAAAAGCCCCAATCAAGGGGCTTTATTATTTTGATAATCTTTTTTGTTTCATTGGAGCCATAGGGCTTTTCAATCTACTAGGAGTGTCAGCTTCTCTCATGAAGTTAGGCTTCTTTGGATTAGGAGCTTTCACTTTAGGAGCCATTCTAGGCTTACCACTCTTCTTAGCTTTACCAGCTGTCATTGATTTACTTGCAGCCATATTTACATTTTTTCATTGATCCACCAGACTTAGCTTTCTTTACAGTTTTACCATTTTTACCCATTAATCCACCAAGCATTCCACCTATTCCTCCTGATTTACCTTTTCCTCCACCACCAAGCATTCCTGCTACCATAGGTGCAGCTTTCATAGCTAGTGGTAACAATGCACCTAATGCAGCTTTTTTTCTACCACCATTTTTCATTTTAGCACCAGACTTAGCTGTACCTTTTCCTATTGCAACAAAATCAGCTCTTGTCACACCTGAGTTATTATCATAACCAGATTTAACAGATTTCATTCCTAAACCAGATTTAGCTTTTTTAATAGTTCTACCATTCTTAGCACCTTCTCTAGCCATTTTTTCATAATAAGCTTTTTCTTCAGCTTTTGATGTAGGAAGACCTAGTTTTTTTCTTCTTTCTCTTTGCTCTTTATCAGAGAAAATAGGTCTACCAATTTCTCCACCCAAACCTTTATATTTATCCTCTTTAGGTTTAGCTACAGGTTTTTTAACTTTAGCTCCAGTTTGAGCTTTTTTTATTGTTGCCATGATTTATTATTTATATGATTAACAATTCCACTTACGTAGAGATTTATTGATTCTTGAGTTAGGGTCATTTGCTGTCTTAGCAGATGTAAGCTTCTTCTTCATACCTGACATTCTACTGCAGAAAGACTTACGTCTACCAGCAGCTTTACTTCCAGGTTTAAGCTTAGAAGGTTTAGTGGTTACAGCTGTCTTAAGTTTAGATCCAGGGTTAGCTCTTCTGTAAGATGCTACACCTTTCTTATTAAGACCACCAGAAGGATTCTTTCCTTCTTTTCTTTGCCATGCAGGAGTTGCCATTATTTCTTAGTTTTAGCTTTAATCTTTTTCTCTTGTTGAAGCATCTGTTTAGTAGGCTTCTTTCCACTCCCTTTATTAGCTCTGATGTTATCCCATAATCCACGTTTAGAATATGAACCATCAGCACGCTTAATCATACCTCCAGCTTTATTTTTAAGAAGTTTTTTAACATCTTCTATACCTTTATCTTCTTTACCACCACCTGTAGATACACGAGGTGGTCTGATTCCTGGGTATTTAGGATTACCTTTGATTGTATCTTTGGTAGAAGTAGTTATAGTATATTTACCTATCTTAGCACCTTGTTGAGCTTTCTTTTTCATAGTACCACCATTTTTTAATGTGCTTCCTTTGAATACTCCTTTCTTCTTGATAAGAGGACCATTAGGAACTTTGGTGGTTTTACCACCTTGTTTCAATACACCAGGGCCTACATATGCTGTAGCATTCTGAGGATTTAACTTAGACATTATTTCTTCTTATTAGATTTAGCAATCTTCTTAAATGTTTTAGCAAGAGCTTTAGCTTTGCCTGTACAACCAGGTTTAGTGATTGGTGTACATTTACCAGCAGTACCTCTACGTTTTATAGAAGCTGCAGCTTTCTGCATCCACATACCATCTTTAGCTTTTGCTATAGTAGTTCCTGATTTAGCTTTCTTAATAGAACCACCATTCTTTTTACATCCACCTTTTCCACAAACTACATTGTATCTTTTTTCTTTAAAATCACTAGAAGAAGTATTAGTATCAGGTTTCTTTTTTTGTTTATCTAGGTATCTTGAATACTGTTCAGGAGTCATTCCCATTGATGAAGCACCTTTATTAAACTCTCCTTGTATTCTTCCCATTGCTTCTTTACCAATAGAATCTTTATACTTATTGAAAAGTTGAATACCTCCTTTTTCTACAAGCTCTTTTTTCTTAGCTCCTTTTTCCCCAGCACTCATTTGTTGCCAAGTTTTTTTAGGAGTAGTGGTAGCACCATTTTGAGCTTTCTTTTTCTTTAAAGGAAATCCATTTTTATCATAACCAGGTTTTCCTTTAAGTTTTTGTCTTTCAGCATCCGAAGTAGCTTTACTAGCTACATCCATATAAACATTAGATAATTTTTTATCTCCTTTTGCTTCTGCATAAAGAGATTGTCTTGCCATATCTTTTGCTCTACCTTTGAAGTATGATGTACTATCTGCTGTCTTAGCACCATTCTGTGCTTTCTTAATGGTTCTCATGACTTATTTCTTTTTAGAAATCTTCATGCCTCTTTTGGCCATCTTAGTAGCACCAAGTTGTTTATCTGCTGTAAGTTTAGCTTTACCTTTAGCACCTTTTAATGTTTTCTCTTGCACCTTAGTCCAAGCACCTTTAGCATCTACAGGACCAACTCTTTTATCAGAAGCTTTAAGACCAGATAAAGAACCACCATTCTTCATTTTCTTTTTCATAACACCACCAGTTTTCATTCCTCTAAATATAGCATCTGCTCTTCCTTTAGCATCTAAAGGACTTTTTCCTTGTGTTTTTGCTAATCTTTTTCTTCTAGCTTGCTGAATTTCTGCTTTTTGTTTTGCTTTAGGATCATCACTTGATAATAAAGGGTCTGGAGCATTAGTTCTTCTAACTACTTCTTTATTTTGTCTATCCTGTGTTGCACGTAACATAGCTGCACTAGGAGATTTACCATTATTTCTTCTTAATCTTGCATAAGTGTATGGTAATTCTTTATTAGACTCTACAATAGAATCTCTTCTTGTTTGAGCATAAATTGCATCATACTTTTTATCCAATTTAGCTTTTTCAGCTTTAGTATTAGCATCTACTTTAGATCCAGATTGTGCTTTTTTCAAGCTCTTTTTAATCATTTTTGCCATGACGTTTAAATGTTATATTGGGTTTAACAATAATTTGTGAGTGAGTGTATTGCCACATCTCACCTGTTTGATTAATTATAATTGTATAGATGGTATCAGTTTCATGACCATAATCAGTCACTAACCAAATCATCCCATCTCCCTTGGGTGTTATAACATCTATTCTGTTTTTTGGTTCGTATATTCTCATAGAGAAGTGCTTTTGTTCGAGAACACCTGTTTTTCGTCACCCAACAGGTATGTTAATTTAGTCTTTTACAACTTCCATTGCAGGAGCTTCTACTTCTTTAATGATATCAGCTTCAACGCCATCAATCATTAATTTTTCAATCACCTCATTAGCTTGCATCATTAATTGAAAACGTGCAGCTTCTTCTGATGATAAGTAAGCTCTAACTGTGTTTAGAAATAATCCAAACTGTGCTCCTGTTAATGTAAATGTGTCTTCAGGAGTCCATGTGTACCTTTTTGAAGGGTCATACTGTGCCATAATAAAATTGTTTATTGATTTATGTAACAAATTTAGTATATATTTGTTACACTTCCAAATTTATTTCAAATGTAATAACACTAGTTGTCTTTATTGATTTACTCATATCAATTCTCATTTTGAATAGATTACAGAATTTTAGTATTTCTTCTATAAGCATATTACTATATTTAGGAAGACTTGGTGCTATCCTAAATCTATATGAGCTGGTGTTCTTTGTAATCTCTAGACTACATAATTCATCCACCGAAGAGATAACACCTTCTAAGTGTGCAAGAAAGATTTCATCATTATCTTGCATCACTTTAGGAAAATGTTTTTTGTTAATCTCCATTTATGACAATGTTAAAAGATATTTAGTTTTAGCTGCTTCTCCTGATAGTGCATCAGCTAAGTTGCACACATCATGAAATCTGTTCTTCTCTCCATACATCTTTAAAGCTGATGCAAAAGACATAAGATCTGATACACATTGTTCAGGTTTGCAGTTGGTAAGAGGTTCAATCTTATAAAGACCAGGTCTTTTACCTGTATATCCCATAATCTTTTCAACAACACCATCTTTGAAATCTTGCACATATTCATACAATTTTCCAAGAGCTTTATGTTCTGCATATGAAGTTGATTGCCAATGTAGCAGATGTAACTGCTCATGAAAGTAAGTAAGCTTAGCAGCTATACTGTCTAACGTTAAGCCTTCAGATGATGATTTCATCATGTCATCTGGAAATAATGATTTTACTGCCATGTTATTTATTTATTATGGACACAAAGTTTCTGTACTGATTTCACCAGTGATATCCACTTCATATGCTACACCACCAGTTGCATACCATGAAGGAGATGCAGGAATTGTTAATGCTGTATCTTCATACAAGAATACACCAAGATTTAGTGGACTAACTGATGAATATACAGGAGCAGTAGGTTCAGCACATGCAGAAGCAGCATCAATGTTTTTACCCATTAACCATGTATAGTATCCTGGAAACTCTGTTGTTGTTGTAGTAGTAGTAGGTTCAACTGTTGTAGTTGTTGTTGTTGTTGGTGCTACAGTAGTTGTACTTGTAGTGGTAGGAGCAACAGTTGTTGTTGTAGTTGTTGTAGGGTTACAACATTCTTTAGCATCAATTTCTTGATAGTTACCCACCTTTGGTTTAAATGCTTGCACAATTAAACTACTTGGTACAATACGTCCTGAACCATCAAAACGTACAAAAGCTTTTAGCTTATTATTGTTATTACTTCTTGCCATGATTATACAGTTGTTGTGGTTGTGGTAGTCGTTGGAGCTACAGTTGTTGTACTTGTTGTTGTTGGTGCAGCTGTAGTGGTTGAAGTGGTTGTAGGATTACAGCACTCATATGCTGGAATCTCTTTCCATTTACCAACTTTAGGTTTGTTCTTTCTTAGAATCAAACTTCCTGCAACTATTCTGCCAGATCCATCGAATCTAACATAAGCCTTTAAAGGTCTTGAATTAATGCTTCCCATGTGTTTTTTAATTTATGGTTAATAGTTTAGGTTATATTTGTTTTTGATTTCATTTAACTTAGTGGCATAAAACCACGTACAATATTTCTTTGATTCTTCATTGTTAAGAATCATATCTAGGTTAGGATCTTTTGTAGGATCAGTTCCCATGTGATATTTTCCTTTATAGAAAGCTGGGTATCCATTACCTGTCTCAGAAACTATTCCTGCATTATGAAAGATTGTATGGGTATCCAATTTTGTGATAGGATCTGTGGCCCAAGCAAATGCCATTTCAGGTACCACTTTTGTTTCTTGTTCTCTAAACCATAAGTTCCATAGAACAGCCCACATATCAGCACACCAACTTTGGTATCCAGCATTTTCATCTTTAAAGAATTCTCTATTCACTGTTTGTAAATAGCTTCTTATAAGAATACAATCATTCATCACCTTACTCCAGAAGTCACCATCTACATTCTTTAATAGATATTGTGCTCCTCCCGAATGATCATTGTTAGCTTCACACACTTCTCTGCTTATTCCTATAACACTTGCAACCTCTGCAAGGATGTCTCTGTTTTTATATTCTTCTAGCTTCTCTGGTAACACTTGGTGTATCTTACTATCAAAATATTTAGCATTGATGTAGCTATTTGTATCTGATAAGTAATTGATATCATCCTCTAAGAACTGATCTACATTGAAATCTTTCATGAATAGAATGTCAGAGTCACAATAGAAAATTGCTTTTTCTTTTAGTTCTGGATTTGCTTTGAAATGTTTCCAAAGAACATAAGGACGTAGAACAGGAATATAGATTCCAATTAATCTATTTAAATTATCTTCATCTGCATAGTAATGAAACTCAGCTTCTGGATATAGATCTTCGATCTGTTTCCATTTATCTCTATTCTCTCTTCCTTGAGGAGTGAATATAAGATTGATTGCTTTGTCAGAATGTCCTATCTCTTTTAGACTCTCCATCCAAAGGTTCACTTGCCATGTATAATAAATATCGCTAGGACAAGCTTGTACAAATTTTAAATCTTTCATAATGTAGTTGGTTTTGGTTTATTATTTTTACACTGTAGTAGTGGTACTTGTTGTAGGAGCAGCAGTGGTAGTGGTAGTGGTAGTAGGATATGTATTACCCTGTGCTGTAACATTAATAAGATGCTCTAATTGCTTAGATATCTGCCATAATAAGTTATCTGTTGTACTCCAGCCTATTCCTCTTGATGGTATTGCCATGATTTTAAATTTTATTTATTATACAAAAATAATTATTTTTCACTATAAGTAAGTGTTTTTCACCAAATTAAAATAACAAAAATAGTTAGAACGAGTCTAACTAATTTAATTATTTACATCTAATGTTATTGTAAGTATTCCTAAATACAATATATATGTGTTGTAATTATATACTTCATTAGCATGTAGAACATCCCATCCTATAACAAATCTATCGTGGGGCCAATAGAAAGCAAATGTAACTTCCCAATCCATTATCCCTGTCCTTTATAAAGTTTCTTATAGTTCTTGGAAGATTTAAGTTTAGATGTCTTAGTTTTAGCATGGACACCTGGTCTGCTCACTTTAATCTTAATTCTTTTCTCTACTGTGTTGGTTTGTTTTGCCATTGTTATATAGATTTTAATTGGAAATGCATTCCATCTTTTCTTTTCCAAGTTCCACCCCAATCAAATCCAGCATCTGTAAAACATTTTACAAACCCTGCAGATAGTTGTGGAGTTTTGTGTAATCCATTCCAAGCAGCATTAACATCAATTGCAATACCCCAGGAATGTAAAGACATTGTAGTTAGCCCTCTCTTTCTTCTTACATTAAAACATCCATCGAATGTTTTCAGTTCCTTAACAAAGTCTCTGTCTATTAAGTTAGTGAACGCTTGAATCAAAGGAGCAACAATCAGTTTATTACAATATAACTTTTTTGGAATCACACCTATCTCTAAGTGAGTAGGTACATCCCATACAGTCATATATTTCAATTCGTTAGTTACAACAGCAGGATCACCCCACTTCTTTAAGCACTGTGCACTTGTTACCATTATTATTTGGTTTAAAATAATTTATATTCTAGAACAACACTATACCCTGGAGGATTATTTGGTTGTACAAAATATTGAGCTCCTATGTTGAATCTTGTAAACTCAAGCATTAGGTTTGTGTATAATGTAGGTTCTCTTAATGTAAACTGTGTAGTTTGAACACCAGCATATCCATGTATCTCAAAAGGTTTCTTGTTCTTGATAATCTCTTTGTTGATATCAATGATCTCTTTCTGATATTTTATAATGGAATCCTTTATATCTAGTTGATTCTTGAACTCAATCTCTTTCCTCTGAAAGTTTTTGATTCTTGATTCTTGTTCTTTGATAATCTGATTAGCAGCATCTAGATGTACAAGATCTTTAGCAACAGCTCTAGCTTGCTTCTCTGTTAAAACAACAACACTATCTTTGAGGATAGCGGTCTGAGAAAAACTTTTGAAGCCCACTAATAGGAAGACTATCAATAACTTTAATCTGTACATATTCTTTTTGTTTAATGGTTTTAATCTTTGTAACAATCACTGTATCTACTCTAGATAAGCTATCTATAATCTTAGCAGACTTGTGAGCTTGTTCTTCAAGAATTAGCACTTGTGTTTCTAGATTCTTAGTTTGTTCAATTAGAGCAGAGTTCTTTTCTTGAGATGCAGTGTAACTGAATAGCCATAATGCAGCAACAACAACAGCAAGCCATTGTTTCTCTAAGCTATCAAGAAATCTATTTAGTAGTATCATGCTGATCCTTTAGCTTTCATTACACGCTCAACTATATTTGTAGCACCTTCAATAGCAATGTATGCTGTTGCAATAATCACCCAATCAGAAGATGTTAAGTTTCCAAGGAATAGAGCAATAGAACCTACAACAAATACAGTGAGTTTTCTGCTCACCCATTTGTTTAAAAATAGATCTACCTTTTCTCTTGTGCTCATTATTTAATATTTCTATATAGTGTAGATAAGTATTGTATCAAGATACCAATCCCTACGATTATACCTACTGTCCAGGTAAATCGTTTCTTAAACTCTTCTTGTTTTTGAAGCTTATTTTCTAAATCTCTGATTCTATCTTTAAGCTCATTTATGTCAGCAACAAATCCTCCTGTTTTAGTAAGAGCATTTCCTAATATTGCATCCACTACTTGTGTTAGCTTAGTGTCTATTGAAGTCATTTTCTCCTCTAGATCATACAGTCGTTGGTCCATGCTTTTTAATTCTTTTTCAACTTGTGATTCAAATGCGTTTTCCATATGGGTTAAGGGATTAGTATAGCACACGCATGCATAGATGCAACGATGCAATGATTATACCATTATATCAAGCAAATATAAATTTTATATTTGGAATAACGAAGTAGTTGAAAATAAATTCCAGCATAATATAGCATAATATAAATATATTTTTCATACCTTTGTTTTTAAAAAATCAACACTATGCCTTACAGTTTTACCTACTTCAAAGAAGAAGTGAAAGAGTGGTTTCTTGAGAACGTTCCTACTAGTAAAAGAATACTAGATGTGGGCCCTGGAATAGGGACTTATTCAGACTTATTGCGTTCATTAGGATATAGAATGGATGCTGTAGAAATCTATGAACCCTACATAGAGAAGTATGGGTTGAGAGAGAAATATGATAATGTCTTTATAGGAAGCATTGTTACATTTGATATCAAGGATTATGACTTTATTATTCTAGGAGATGTGTTAGAACACATTCCTACAAACTATGCAAAAGAGTTGATCAGAGATATTGTTAATGCAAAGAAAGAATGCTTAGTTGCTATACCATATGAAATGGAACAAGGGGAACATGAAGGTAATATTCATGAGACTCATTACCAACCAGACCTTACACATGAAGTGATGGGTGAAAGATATCCAGAACTTAGTTGCATATACAGAAATGAATACTATGGGTATTATACGCATACACATCGAAAAGAAGAAAAAATGTATGTATTATATGCAAATGCATCTTATCACAGTGTTGTATGTATGGCTGTAGAGAGTATTAAGAAGGTGAGTGATATTCCTGTGCTAGTGTATATGCTAGATGATTATAAAGAAGTACCTGGTGCATATACTGTATGGTGGAAGTGTGATGTAGAAGATATACCAAAAGGAACTTACATAGATAGAAACAAGAGTGATGTATATAAGTTGTTAATACAAAGACCTCTTATAGTTAAAGATGCTCTTGAAAGATTTGCAAAGACAGTTTGTTATGTAGATTCTGATAGTGTAGCTACAAGATATGTAGATAGAATATTCAATTACTATCCTACAAGTTCAGAGTTTCCATATTTCACAGAGGGAATCTATGACTATTTGTTAATCAATGGTAGAGGTGTTGTAATTGGAAGAGAGAACTTACATAAAAGTCTTGAAGCTCCAGCATGTGAATTGTTTGGTATAGATCAATCTATTAGACAGAAGTATAGACAAACTGGTTACTTTGTAGCTGGTCAGAATACTATACCATTCTTAGATGAGTGGAGCTGGATGTGTAATCACCCAGAGGTGTTGAAGAACCCTCAATACTATGCTCCCTATCATGAAGAGACAATAGTGAATGTGTTGTTATGGAAACATAAGTTCTTAGATGGTCTTCCTTACATATATGTTAATGCTAGTCTTGATAAATTAGATAGGATATATAATGAAGATAATTGGGGATCTTATTTAGAATCATGGTTTAAATTACCAGAGAGTGAAGATCAGTTATTCTTCTTACATGGAGAGAAAGATCCTGTAGCAATGTCTAAAATAATGTCTAAACTACCATCTAAAATGTCTAATCCTTTGAGAATATTATTTCTAGCTCCTCACTTGTCAACAGGTGGTATGCCTCAGTTTCTTCTTAAGAGAATACAAGCATTGAAAGATTCTACAGACGTAGAAATCTTTGTTGTAGAGTATCAATGTCATAGTTTAGACTTTGTTGTACAGAGAGATCAGATCATGGACATTGTGCCTGTACACACATTGTATGAGGATAAAATGGAACTTTTTACGGTTATAGACCATTTTAAACCTGATGTCATCCATATAGATGAAATGTCTGAAAGACTTAATAGAGACATGGTTATTAGATTATACTCTGATAATAGATCATATAGAATAGTAGAAACATGTCATGATGTTTCTTTTGTACCAGAGACTAAGATGTTTATACCAGATGCATTTGCATTCTGTAGTCCTTATCATTTAGATACATTTGCTAGTGTAGATGGATATAAACAAGTGATTGAATACCCTATTGAATTTAATTTCATGGGATGGAATGAAAAAGTTGGTGCACAATCAAATCTAGGAATGGATCTTACAAAGAAGCATGTTGTAAACATAGGACTTTGGACCAGAGGAAAGAACCAGGGAGAAGGATTAGAAGTAGCTAGACAGATGCCAGATGTGCACTTCCACTTTGTAGGTAACCAAGCTGGTAACTTTATAGACTACTGGGAACCATTAATGGAGAATATTCCTGAGAATGTTACTGTATGGGGAGAGAGAATAGATGCACATGTGTTTATGAAAGCTGCAGATGTATTTATGTTTAACTCTACATGGGAATGTAATCCTCTTGTTATCCGAGAAGCCATTAGTTACGGTAAGAGTATTCTGGCCAGAAACCTTCCTCAATATAAAGATATGTTCACTAATTATATAACTGATTTAGATCCTACTATGATTGCTTCACAAATAAGAAGTCTTCTAGAGACTCCTGCAAATTACCCTATACCAACTAACAACACATCGTTAAACTTTGCTAATGCTAACTTAAATCTGTATAAGCATGCAGTGTCCACTATTCCACACAAAAATAATATAAAAGATTGGAATATAACACAACATTTCGTAGGCCAACCATTCTTAGAGATAACTGGTACATCTACAAGTGATTTCACTGTAGAGTTTTATGATGGTCCCACTTTAGTATATCATGATAATTTAAAGTGTAATCATTGGGTAAAACTTGCTAGAGAGTATTATACCAATTGGAGAACTGTAGTGTATAAAGATGGAGAGAAGGTGTATGATAAACTTCTGAACCTAGATGGTAAGAGAGTTTATATTTCTTTTGAGAGCTCTTCTTTAGGAGATACAATAGCTTGGATGCCATACGTAGAAGAGTTTAGATGTGCACACAACTGTGATGTAGTAGTAAGTACATTCAAGAACTTCTTGTTTGAATCTGAATATCCAATGTTAGAGTTTGTTGAGCCAGGGACCAATGTAACTAATCTGTACGCAATGTATAAGCTTGGTTGGTTCTATAATGAAAACAAAGAGCCTGAGCTTCCTAACACTATCCCATTACAGAAAGCAGCTACAAACATTCTTGGCCTTCCATACAAAGAAATCAAACCAAGAATAACTTATAAAACACGTCCACAACATCCTGATGATAAATATGTAGCAATAGCAACTAACTCAACAGCTGGATGTAAGTTCTGGACCAGAGAAAACTGGCAAGAGATTATTAATTATTTACACACAGTTGGATATTCTGTAGTGAATACATCATTAGAGGATAATCCATTTGATAATTGTGCAGTGCTATATGATAAGTCTATGGAGAATACAATTGATTGTATTGTACACAGCCAGTTCTTTATAGGACTATCTAGTGGGCTTAGCTGGTTAGCTTGGGGATTGAATAAAGAAGTGATCATGATCTCTAACTTCACTGATGCCAATCACGAGTTCCAATGCCATAGGCCAGTAAATACAAATGTATGCCATGGATGTTGGAATGATCCACAGTATACATTTGATAAAGGAGATTGGGACTGGTGTCCTGTTCACAAAGGAACAGAGAGACAGTTCGAATGTCAGAAGAGTGTTACACCAAGAATGGTTATAGATGAAATAAAAAAGCTCCTTAAATAGGAGCTTTTTTTATTATGGACATGGTCCAGTCCAGTTCTCTATACATGATTGACAATCTGAATAATTTCCAGTTATTGTTCCAAATGTTATTGTTGCTGGACCTGTGAAATCAAATGATAATATTTTATAACAATATTTGATTGTATCTGTAGGATCAAAAACAGCTAATGTAGCTCCTATATTATAAGCATCAGGACTTTCCCATACTTCAATATCTCCTGTACAACATTCTTGTAATACATAGAATACTGATTCTGGACAAGGGTTAGTTGTTAAACAAGCATCACAATCAACATAATCGCTAGTAGGACTTATAAATGCTAGACTAGGGAATTCAGGATTTTCTAATTGAGTTTTAATCTTCCAACAAAAACCAAATTGGTCAACAAATACATCATTTACAGCATAAGTAGTTCCAATTATTGCAGAACTTGTAACTCCACCTAAAGCATCTTGGTTTCTAAATATACAACATGATTGTAATCCATAAAATGTAGGACAAGGATTAGCAGTTTGACAAACCGAACTTTCACAACTAGTTGCACTATATACAGTATCAGCATATACAACATTTGTTATAGGTGTGAAAGTAGTAGTTTCAACATACCAACAGTTTCCATATGTATCAACAAATGTATCACCAACACCCACTCCTGGCAATACTGGAACAAAAATTTGATTTGCTATTTGACAACAAGATTTAACTTCGTAATTAGGAGTACAAGGATTGTCAAATGTACATGCTTCACAATCACCATATTCGATAGATTTAGTTCTAACTCCTGTAACACTAAGTTGTGTTTCTTCGTACACTGTCCAACAATATCCATCTGTATCAACAAAAGAAGCACCAACAGCTACACCATTATTTACAATCACTTCAGAATATGCTTGATCACAACAAAGTCTAATTAATAAATTAGGTCCATTACAATATTTAATTCCATCTAATGTATATGTAAATCGAGTTGTAACTTCTGTTTCACTATCATTTGCTGATGTCATTGCTACAATTAACATTGTATCACAAGCAGGAAGTATTTGATTTAATTCTACTTGTTCAGAAAAACAAACAACTCCAGGATTAGTATAAGCTGTAGCACTTGTAGGAATTAATGTATTTATCAAAGGATCATTTCCTGTTAAGAAATCTGAACAACTAACATATCCAACACCTACATAAAAATTATCATTACCTAACTTTGCCTGATCAACTTTAGCATTTCCACATATTTTAATAATATCTCCAGGAACAAAATCTGTAGGAAGTGGAATTGCAAGATAAGAATTGTCATTTTTAATACTAAGTAAAACACCACTTCCATCAGTAGAAACACCATTGTCGTAAAGACCATAACTCCAACCAATACCATTATTACCTGAAAACATTTTAGATAAGTTAGGAGCATTAAGTGATCCTACTGTAAATCTTCCAGACATAGCAGCTATTCTAACTACATCAGGACAAGAAGCTCCTCCACCACTTACACCTGAACTACCAGATGTACCACTTGTACCATCTGCACCAGGAGCACCATTGACACCAGAAGTTCCAGAGCTACCATTAGCTCCATTTACACCTGATGTACCACTGCTACCATTTGCACCATTCACTCCGCTAGTTCCTGATGATCCACTTGCTCCATTAAGACCAGATGTTCCGCTAGTTCCATTAGAACCATTAGCTCCGTTCACTCCAGACGTTCCACTAGTACCGTTTGTTCCATTAGCACCATTAACTCCAGATGTACCTGATGTCCCTCTAGTACCACTTGTACCAGACGTACCAGTTGTACCAGACGTTCCTGAAGTACCAGGAGCACCATTAATACCACTAGTTCCAGAAGTCCCAGTTGTGCCACTTGTGCCATTTATACCTGATGTACCAGACGTACCATTAATACCTGAAGAACCACTAGTTCCATTGATTCCAGAAGTACCACTTGTACCATTAACACCACTTGTGCCGCTGGTTCCATTTACTCCACTTGTTCCAGATGTTCCATTAACACCTGAAGTACCGCTAGTACCTGTGGTTCCCGATGTTCCAGTAGTTCCAGAAGTACCACTAGAACCAGGATCACCTGTTCTATTAAAGCTAATTACACAAACTTCATTATTACTTGGTAATGTACCTGAAATATAAGTTACAGTGTAAGCAACTTCAGAAGATGTTGAAACAGCTGAGAATGAGAATATTGCATAAGTATTATCATTATTGGTGTTACTTTGTATGATAATATATCCTCTAGGTGTAGAAAGTGCATTACCTATTGCACTTAAGTAACTAACAACGTTTGCACCATCAGTTGTTGTATTATTAATATACACTGTAGTTACAGAACCAATTGTACCATTATTAAATCTAAAAGTACCTGATGTAGTTCCTGAACTTGTTGTTGTACTAAATGTATATAATAGTCCACCTTTATTTCCTTGTGCACCAGAAGTACCAGAAGTACCTCTAGTACCGCTAGTTCCAGATGTACCAGTAGTCCCACTAGTTCCTGAAGTACCATTTATTCCAGAAGAACCTGATGTACCAGTGGTACCACTTGTTCCATTTACTCCAGATGTACCAGAGGTTCCATTAATTCCACTAGTTCCACTAGTACCTGATGTCCCATTAACACCACTACTACCAGACGTTCCAGTAGTTCCTGAGGTACCATTGATGCCGCTTGTACCACTAGTTCCATTCACACCTGATGTACCTGAAGTTCCAGTTGTGCCTGATGTTCCATTTACTCCTGATGTGCCACTAGTACCTGACGTACCTGAAGTACCATTTGAACCAGCAGCTCCTCTTGCTCCTACTAAGAAACACAAATTAAATACTTGACCAACACTTGGTACTATTGAAGTATTAGATGTTTGTAATGTCAAATTCATAGTGTCGTAAGTACCATTATCTGTAAAAGATGTAATGGTATAAAACCAGAATTGAGAACCACTAGTATTTGTAATTAAAACAGTACTATTAATTATTGCTGATGTAAATATTGCTTGGAAATCAATACCTACAAAACTTGTTTCTGATATATTTAATACTTCAGTTGATGCACCTATACTACAACTATCAAAATAGAATCTTCCTGAAGTTGGAGGATTTGCACATTGCCATCTCCAAGTTGAACAAGGTATACTTGAAGTACCACTTGTCCCACTGGTACCTGATGTTCCAGCAATTCCTGAACTACCACTAGTGCCAGAAGTACCGTTAGTTCCACTGATTCCACTAGATCCTGATGTACCAGTCGTACCACTTGAACCTGCAGTGCCTGAAGTTCCATTTGTTCCATTCACACCAGAGGTTCCTGATGTACCTGTACTTCCAGAAGTCCCACTAGTACCAGTCGTTCCACTTGTACCATTAGTTCCATTTATTCCTGAAGTGCCAGATGTACCAGAGCTTCCAGCTGTACCACTAGTTCCATTAGTTCCGTTTACACCAGAGGTACCAGAAGTTCCATTGAACCCACTTGTACCACTAGTTCCTGTGGTTCCACTAGTACCAGCAGATCCTGAAGAACCAGATGTTCCTGCAGTTCCACTAGTTCCTCCAGTTCCGTTAGTACCTGAAGTACCACTAGAGCCTGAAGATCCTGCAGTACCGCTTGTACCAGATGTTCCATTTGTTCCATTTATACCAGATGAGCCTGAAGTACCTGATGAACCAGAAGTACCAGTTGTTCCAGAGGTACCTGTAGTTCCACTTGTTCCAGTGGTCCCAGAACTACCTGAGGTTCCAGTAGTACCACTTGTTCCATCAATTCCACTTGTACCTGAAGATCCGCTTGTACCTGATGTACCATTACTTCCATCTCCTCCTGTAGCACCATCAAGGTTAACAAACCATGAGCAGTAGAATCCTGATCCAACAGTTCTTGTAGGAGCACTAAATACTAATACACCTGTACCAGGGTTATAAGATACCACTTCACACTCTTGGTAATTATTAGCATCGTATGCTATTATGATAGACTGTGCAACAGTGTAAGCTAACCCTGTTCCAACAGTTATTGTTCCTGAATTTCCTAATGTAAAACATGTAGTAGATGTTGTAGCAAATCTATCTCCTTGTAATCCAGAAGTACCACTTGTTCCTGCAGATCCGCTGGTTCCAGAAGTACCTGTTGATCCTGATGAACCACTTGAACCTGAGGTTCCAGTTGTTCCACTAGACCCACTGCTACCTGATGTACCATCTATTCCACTTGTTCCACTAGTGCCACTTGTACCTCCTGTTCCATCTGTTCCAGAGCTACCAGCAGTTCCTGAGCTTCCTGAGCTTCCAGAAGTTCCTGATGTTCCACCTGTTCCATTTGTACCGCTAGTACCACTTGTGCCACTAGATCCACTAGATCCACTTGTGCCAGATGTACCTGAAGATCCATCAAGACCAGAAGATCCATTTGTTCCTGAACTTCCTGAAGAGCCTGAGCTACCAGATGTTCCACTGCTTCCACTTATACCACTTGTTCCTGTTGTACCAGAAGTACCGCTAGTTCCTCCTGTACCATCAGTTCCTGATGTGCCTGAGCTTCCACTAGTTCCGCTACTTCCACTAGTACCATCAACTCCAGAAGAGCCACTTGTACCTGTAGAGCCAGATGTTCCTGATGTACCAGTGGTACCTGAGGTAGCACTAGTTCCACTTGAACCAGATGTACTTCCTACAGAAACACCTATTTGTTTTGTTACAACAATAATAGAAGGAGCTGCAGGAACATTATATGGACTACTTTGTGCAGCAACAGCTGTAAGTTGTACATGTTGTGAATCAGAAGCAAATACTATTTCTAAATAATCATTAGCTTGAAGTTCTAATATAATAGATACAAACGGAAGTTGTTTTACACTATTAGAAGAAAGACCTAATATAGAGTCTGATCTAAGTAAATCACTTCCATTCTTTCTAAGCCATATCTCTACATCAGCAGCAGAACCACCTTGTGTCTTTTCTACCTGTAAAGAATAACCTATTTCGTATATACCAGCATATGGATATCTAATCTGTTGACCAAAGTCTAGAATGATACCATTTGCTATTTCTGTTGTGTTATATGTAATAACTGTTGGAGTGTTTGCTGCAGTAACAACTTGTGTTGTACTATCAGAATAACTTGCATACCAGTTAGCTATAGCTGCTCCAGAAGAACCATTTAGTCCACTAGATCCACTACTACCAGCTGTTCCACTTGTTCCTGATGTTCCTGTAGTACCTGCTGTACCTGAACTACCAGAAGTACCTGCAGACCCACTTGTACCTGAAGTACCTGTTGTTCCACTTGTCCCACTTGTTCCATCAGAGCCTGAGGTCCCACTTGAACCACTAGTACCAGTAGTACCTGAACTTCCGCTAGTCCCTGTTGAACCACTAGTTCCAGATGTACCATCTGTTCCAGACACACCAGATGTTCCACTAGAACCGCTAGTTCCTGTTGTACCTGATGTACCTGTTGATCCAGAGCTTCCTGACGTTCCACTAGATCCACTGGTTCCAGTAGTTCCACTGGTACCTGTTGTTCCGCTAGTTCCTGTAATACCAGATGTTCCAGAACTTCCAGAAGATCCATCTCCACCACTAGATCCATTCAAGTTTACATCCCATATACAATAATTTCCACTACCGACTACCACTGTAGGAGCAGCAAAAGTTAAATCTCCTGTAAAAGGATTATAAGATGTTACAATTGATTCTTGATAGTTAGTTGCATTATATGCAATAACAATTGATTGACCAGGAGTGTATGCCAATCCTGTATCAACAACTAAAGTTCCTGAGTTACCTAATGTAAAGCAATCTGTAGAAACTGTTCTATATCTATCACCATTTAATCCTGAGGTTCCACTCGTTCCATCTGTACCAGATACACCACTTGTCCCAGTAGTACCAGAGGTTCCTGATGTTCCTCCAGTTCCTGAAGATCCAGAGGATCCAGTAGTTCCAGAGCTTCCACTTGTTCCTGTGCTACCACTTGTTCCACTTGAACCAGTTGTACCACTACTTCCTGATGTACCACTTGACCCAGAAGAACCTGTTGTTCCACTAGTACCATTAGTCCCTGATGTTCCACTTGTACCACCTGTTCCACTTGTAGAAGAAGAACCAGATGATCCAGAAGATCCACTAGTACCTGTGGTACCAGAAGTTCCAGAAGTAGCAGATGTTCCACTAGTCCCTGAGGTTCCTGACGAACCACTAGTACCCGAAGTACCACTAGTCCCATCAGCACCAGCACCAGAACACAGTCTATCATTAATTTTCTTTAATGCAGACTCAAGGGTTTCATTAGTATTAATACCAGTACATACTAAGTTAGGTCCTTCGTAAAATACACAGGATGCACTTAGTAAAATTGGGCAAGGATTAGCTGCACAGATTACACTCATTGGTTTGGATTATTAGTGAACGATTTTAAGAAAGTCTCCAGTACGGTAGACTTGACCAACGCTTAGTCCTGCAAATAAAGCAGCTGCGTTGTTTGCATACTCAGGTGCTCCTGTAGCAGGAACTGATAATACAAGACTCCAATCAGTGGCTCCTGTATTAATCCCTTTAGCAAAATACAACATAGACTTAGCTACATTTAAATAGTTTTGTCCTAAATATGTAGCAGGAATGGTTGGTGCTGTTGTACCTGTTTTAGGTACTAAGTTAGTATTGATTTTACCTAATATAGTTTGTAAATCTTCTAAAGGATTAACATCTATATTGGTTAAGTAAGGGCCATTGTATATAATGCATAAAGCATTTTCATATGTGGCACATGTTGGGCAAATTGCAGCTGTTCTCATGTGAGCAAAGTTAATTATTAAATATATGTTTTAAAAATGTCGATAGTAAATATCTGATATAATATAGCGTTGTTTTATCTTATTCCTGATTGCGATTGCATTTTTATTCCAAGGTCTTTAGCTAAGTCAGGATAAAACATTGGAAGCATTCCAGCAGCTTGATTAGTTATAGGATTTGTTTTCATCCAATACTTGATAACACTAGTCTTTTCAACAAGCTCATCATCTCCTGTAGCTAACCCATATGATTCTTTCAAAAAGTTTACCAATCCTTTCTCATAATTATTTATAAGACCCATAGCAGGAAACACTCCTTGAGAAACTAAGTTTGTTAAACTTGTAGGATTATAGAAGTAACCAAGCTCATCTTTAAACTTATCTGTAGCCTTAAGAGCAAACTTCCATTGATTCTTAACTATAGGATCTTCATCATCATCTGGAGCCATAGCCTTAAGTCCTAAGAAGATAGCCCATAATGTAGCATAGAATAATACATCTATTAACTGATTCTTGATATTTGCTCTAACAAGATCAATGAATTCATCTTCTGTCATCTCAAGTTCTTTATCAGTATCAGCTTTATAGTCAGCTCTCTTTTTCTCATATAGCTGTCTAATGTATTCCATTCCTTTATCATTACCTACTAATGAGTTTTTAAGATTACCAAGAGCTCCTCTAAAATCATCTGATATGATTCTAGCAATCATTCTAGTTCTTCCCCATTCATAAGCATCTGATGCCGCATTGTATTTAACATTACCCATACGTACATCAACAAGTCTAGGAATCCAATTCTTAAATACCATGAAAGAGTTTCCATATACATTTAAGTTCATTAGACGTTTGTTTTCTTCTGTCATAGATCCTAATGCATCAGCTGTAAAACTTTGCACCTTTCTTCTTAATTCTATTACAGAATCAGATTTTCTATCTACACCAGGAATAACAAGTTCTCCATTTACAACTGTACTTACATTAAGAACTCCCTTCTCTTTAATAAGTTCTTTGACATCTTTTTCAAACTTCTCAGCTCTAGCATCTCTTTCTGATTGTGTTCCTTGATAGAAGTTTTTAAACTCATCTGTAGATTTTAAATACTCTCTAGCATTAACAACTTGGCCATCTAAAACAACTGAGTTCTTTAAGAATGAAAAGAAGTTAACTGTTTGAACAGCCTCATCCCCTTTTCTCATCAAGATCATTAACCAATCTTGTATTGCTTGGTCATCTAATTTATTGATTGAAAGTTTTGTAGCAGCATATCTATTATAGTTATCTGTGAATGGTACAAAGTATTCAAGTGCAGCCAGTGCAGTCTTTTTATCTATATCACCAGCCATCTTGTTACTTAGTAACCATGTCTCTGTAGCTATATAATCTCTTTTGCTAAAATACTTACCAGCATTAATAAATCCTTGTGCAGTACCTCCAAAGTAGTTAGAAGTAGATGATAATATATTAAGACCAAGTGCTGTCACTTGGAATGTATTATTCAATTGCGTGATAGCTTTATTGATACTTATCTGTCTTCCATCTAAGTTCTCTGGTAATAATTTGAATCCAAGCTTTTTATTAATTGTTGGTCCAAAGTTACCAAGCTTACCAAGTAGTTGATCAAATGCTTCACTCTCTATATACTTCTGTTGGTATACAATTGCTTTAATCATATCCTCTATAAGTTTAGAGTTTTCACTATTATCATTTGTATAAACTAAATCACCGTTTGCATCCTTTTGTGTTTTACCAAACATAGATGTAGCAATAGCTTTCTTGTTTTGTTCAAGTCTTAATAATGCTAATGCTTGATCTTCTATACTTGATAGATATTGAAACTTAATAGCAAACTCATTATACATAGCCATTGTTTTGAAAAGATCTTCAGAGTAGTCTTCTTCAAATGCATTAGTTAAATACTTAGGAATTTTATTAAGTATCTTACCAGTTATTGGATCATATCTTCCCATACCAACTTCATTCTCATCAACAGAAATGTTTTTAAGAAATTGTTCTCCAAGAGTTATTCTTCCACCAAATATAAGTTTTTCAGAAAGTCCTTTTCTTACCCAAGGAAGAAATGTTCTAGCTTGATTGTTTGATATATATCCTATGTCTGCATATGCTTGGTTTCTTTCTATTATATAATTGTAGAAATCAAGAGCAGGTTTGTTTACATAATTACCAGCAGCATCTTTCTTATGCAGTTCTTTCCATTCTTCAGATTGCCATTTTTCTTTAGGGAATTTTTTAGCTTCTCTATACAATAACCAACCAACAGCATTGTCTCCTGCAATACTATATAATGAAGCAACCTTAGCTTTCTCAGCAGCAATGTCATATTCATTTTGTTCTTGAGTACCAAGTCTAGGAAGATTATCTATTCTAGCATATTCTTCTTGTCTTTTCTCTTCAAGATATTTTCTATAAGCTTCTACATCAATGTTATCTTTTATCCATTTGATATCTTTAACATTTTTATCTGTAGCTCTTTTTAATTCTGTATAGAATTCAGGTTGGTATTCATCAATTAATTCATTAGAATTTTTCTTTCTAATTATATTAAACATGGTCTTAGGACCTAACCCTTTATTAGAAGCCCATTTTTGATATTCACTTTTTAATTTAGTTAATCTAGCCACCTCAGTTTGTGTGTCCATACCAGCACGTCCAAAAGCAGCATTAGCTTTTTGAAATAATGTGGCCATTCCTTTTAACTGAATAGTAGATGTTGTACCTAACCATTTAGAGAATATACCTTTTATAACTTTCTCTCCTTTTTCTGTACCACCAATTTGTTCAACAGTGAATTCAGTAAATATGTCAGATAGATTATCATTAAGTTTTCTTGATTGATATGCTGTATCTCTTAACTCTTCTTTTAGTTCTTTCTCTTCATCTGATAGTTTTCCTTCAAATAAGAAGTCAAGATCTGTATCTAATGTTAGATAGTGTTGTAATGCATCTTCAGCAAGTCTTAATGATTTAGTGAAGTCTCCTATTTCTTGTTCACTGAATCCTTCTTTACCTTGAAACTTTTCATTGTATGTATTGATTATACTTTGTATCTGTACATTCAATATCTTAGATTGGTATAATAAAGGACCAATATCTTGTCTCATTTGTAATTGTCTGATTGCAGAATAAAGAGCATTTAATTGCTCAGCTTTATTTAGTCTCTCAGATGGTAGTGCTTTTTGCTCAGCTAACTTTGCATATATGTCATTTAGTTTATCTAGAATAACATTAATTTTCTTAGTAGCAGCTTTGTCATTTTCAATGATAACTTTTTCACCAGCTACACCAACAGGAATCAAATAGTCTTGTTTAATGTTTTTAACATTAACATCTCCTATTTCTATTTCCAATAATCTTGGTAACACTTTTGTTTGTGGGTTTGCTTCAGAATAAACTGCTCTGATAGGAATCATTCTAGTTTGTTCGAAGTCTTTAATATCTACACCATAGTTATCTTTGATGATAGATTTATATTGTTTCATCTGTCTGTCCCAAGAAGCAACATTATACCAAGGAACATCTTGATATCTCATTGTATCAAGTCCAATAAATTTCCAGTCAAGTATATTAACCTTTCCTTCAGGAGTGACAGCTAAGAAATCCACTGTACCAGCAACATCTCTTCTAGGATCAAAGATTGTCACCTCAGACATAAACACAGTTTCTGCAGGGAAAGTTTCCATACGTGCTCTAAGATTATCTCTTAGCATCTCGTAGATAGTGTTATTGTTTGGATCAATAAATGATACATGATTATCAGTTAGTACAGCACGATCTATTTCATCTTTACTTTTCAGCTTACCATTCTCATCTACAAATAGACTGAATGCATATTCAAAGTCTTTATGACCTGCAGTACCTTTATCAGCTTTTAATGCATTGATTGCTTTCTTGTATTCAGAATCAGTTAATGCATCTTGTGCACGTATTTCATCATACCAAGTTTTAATGATGTTGCTAACTCTGTTTTTAATTTGTTTACCATCAATGAAATACTTTTCTTCTTCACCACCAAGTTCATTCTTAACAGTTTTCTTTTCAATTCTGTTAGATACATCTTTAATGCCATTAACAATCTTCTCTTGTTTAGATAATTGAAAGAACATCTCTCCTGCGTTCTCTCTAATATCTTCAACTGTACCAATTGCTTCACCATTGATAATCTTCATAGCAGCCATATCAAAGCCACTCTTACTGAATAAGTTTTTCAAATAATTAACAATCTGATCCCACCAAGATTCAGCATTTGCAATGCGTTCTGGTTTCTCTGTATTGTTCTCATTATTATTGATGATAGTTTCAACTAACACTTTAGCAATAGCTTCTTCTTTAAGTTTGATTACATTTGGTTTACCATCTATTTGATAAGCAGGGTCATTACCATATGATTCAAACACTTCATTCATTATAGCATAGCTATTAATCTCACCCATCAACTTCTTGTATAAAGCTGGATTAGTTTGTTTGATAATAGCAACAGCAAAGTGCATAGCCTCTTCTGGAAGAGCTGATGCTTCTTTACCATTCACCACTTGAATAAGTTTTTGTGTAAGTAGTGCAACAGCATTAGCATCTTGCTTAATACCATTGACTACAATATTGTCCATTAATTTTATATCTACACCAATGTTCTTAAGAAAGTCTTTTATTAATGATAGAGTTTGTGGAGAAGCAATTGTTGGTATAGGTCCTTCTTCTTTTTGGAACATATATTCATCTGAGAATTCTTCACCAGCTCTTGCAGCATCCTCTTGTTGAACACCACGAGCTTCTTCTTCTTCAAGAAATAGTTCATGATCATAATATCTATCAATTAGTTCTTGAGGGATAATTATTTCTCTATCTATAAAGTCAACATCTTTTTGAACAAATCTTACAACAGTTGTTCCATAGTCAGCATTAACACTTCTAGCTATAGACTGTGCTACATCTAGACGCTTATTAAATGCACCATCTGTTCTTTGCTCAATGTTACGAGTAATGTTTTCTTTTATTTGAATTTTACAAGGCATAGCTTAACATGTTTCATTAGTTCTGTCAATAGGTGGAAGCCCATCTGGTTTGTTTTCTTGTGTAGGTACTTCTGCTGGTAAAGATACATTATTTTCTACAACTTCACCACCATAAAAGCTAACAATATCTACATCATTTAATTCTTTTGTTGTTTTCAATGTACCATTGTCAATTATAGAAGGTCTGAAATCTGTGTAGTTTTCTGTAGCTCTATTACCATCTCCATAAAGATTTACTAATTTGTATACAGATTGTGGAAATCCTTTTTTATCTGGTATTCTTAATGGTTCTCCTGTAGATAAAAACACTCTCTTATATCCAAGTACATCATTTAATGAGTAGTCTCCTTTTTTCTTTCTAGCAGCATAGTTAGCAGCAGTAACTGTGTTACCAGTTAGCACATCAATTCTTACACCACTTTTCAATTTCACCACTCTAGGTACAGCAACATAGTCACTGTTCATAGCTTTTTGATTATACTTATCTCCAATCACCAAGACTTGTCTATCTATTGCTTGAAGATTTAATGATTTAATTTCTGGGAAAGAAGAAGAGTAATAACCAACCTGAACACTTGGATCAATCATTTGTGCCATTGCTTGAGATGTATTTCCACTCTTAGGTTTAAAGAAAGGTGTAACTCTAGGCATAATGAATGTATCATTGAAGTTATTTCTTTGGAACATTCCATCAACAAATGCTTGCAATGTTTCATCAGAAGAAATAGAATTAACAACAGGAGCCACTACAGCAGCATAGTCTTCTATAGGAATAATATTCTTAATAGATATAGCTGATTGATAACTTCCTTGTAAAAGAGCAATAGCAATCAAGTTTCTATATAACACTTTTGTCTCAGCATTATAATCTCTAAGCTCTCTCATCATATCTACATAAAGATCTTCATCATATGCATCTTTGATATTAGCTCTAAGCATAACACTCTTAGCTCCATTCTCTCTTTCAGAAGGAACAACCTGTAGGTCTTTTAACAATTGTATTTCAGGATATTTCTCTTTAGCAACTTCTAATCTATTAGCAACAGATGTTTTTGCATTAACAAGAAGATCTTCTGTTCTACCATTAATACCTGTTTTAGTTTGTATAATGTAATCTAAGAATGCCATCTTAGCTTTGTTAGATATCTTATTAAAGTTATCTACACTAAGATATTTATTCTTAGCATATGTTTTCATTATATCCTCTGTGATAATTCTAAGATGGTCTTGTTCTAATTTAAATATAGCTCCCATCGCTTGCATAGATGCAGCAAGAAACTTAGCTTGATTTCCAAGGAATGTATTATCAAGAATTTCTTTTGCAGAAGAAATAATGTTTACATCATTAGCTTTCTGTGTTTGTAATTGTTTTCTTGCAAACATATCTCCAGATCCATATCTACTTGTATCGTAGTTAGTAGCTTGTGTGAAATCAAAATTGTATTCAGCCATCTTAGCATACTTCAAGAACTCTTTAAGAATAGCATGTTGTTCACCATTTTCTTTTGTAGTTAATTTACCAGTAGCATATTTAGATATATTACCTTTTAATCCATCTACATTTATATTAGCATCAGCAATTTCTGCAGTTGTTGTAGGAAAAAATGATCTAACAGCTTGAATATTATCTTCATAGAAAAGATTAGAAGAATTAGTAGCATTTACAATTCTTAAATATTCTGTAATGATTGGTTGGTTCAAGAAGTATATAGATTGTTCTCCTGCACCAATATTCTCTAAGAACATGAATGTTCCAATAGCAAGATTTGATTTAATAATTCTTGTAATAAAGTCATCCTTAGCTACGTCCACTACAGCTGTTGCATATCCAGATAATCTGTTAGAGATTAATTGGTCAGTTCCATCAGCAGTTCTTACACCACCTAAAGAAATTCTTTCTTCACCATTCACTAATGTAGTGTTATGTTTTAATACAACAGTTCCATCACCTAATAGTTCTTGGTCCTCTTTAGATAAACCAGCAAACTTAGTAGGATCAATATATGATTGTATCTTCTGTCTTAATGAAAGATTTGTAATATTTACAGCTACAACACCAACCCATCTTTTACCCATAAGGAATGAGTTTCTTAAATTGGTCATGTAGTTTCTGTTAAGAATTCTATTTGGAATTTTATTCTCATCAATTCCTCTTAACTTATCTAATTCTCCAGCAACTTTCTTTAAACCAGCATCATCTACAGGAGTTACAAGTCTTTGGAAGTTTTCAGGAAGTGTAAGAAGTTTCTCAAGACTATCATAGTATTCATTCTCAAGAGCTTTCTTATACATATCTTTTACATACTCAGCACGCAATTCCGCTTGTAAGTTTGTGTCTGTTAACTTGTTAAGATCTTTTTCAATTAAATCTCTGAACTCATATGGATTTTCATATTGCTCTTCTTTAGATTTAATATAATCTCCATATACATTAAGTAATCCTTTAGGATCTTCTAATCCATAAACAACAATATCTAATGCTTCTAGAAGATCAGCTTTCTTCATTTGTTTAACACCAAGGGTATCATCAAACACTTTACCATAGAAGTCTTTTGTGTTCTCTTCATTACCCTGTAATCTAACAAGTTTAATATTACCTGTTCTATCTGCATACACAGACTTAAGGTACATATTCAACTTATCAATATCAAAATCCGATCCTGATTTAGTAGTGATTTCTGAAGGTACTACCACTGTAGCTCCCATATATTGTGGAAGGAATCCTTTCACTCTGAACACCTCAGCAGAAGAAAGAGCTTGTGTAGGAATTCTAAATCCAATACCAGAAAGAATTGATCGTCCTTCTGGTGTACCATTTAGATATTTCAATAACTCTTTATCTGTTTTGAATTTGTTTTTGAATTTATCTTTGAACCAATGAGGAAGTAACACTTCACAATAACGTTCACCATCTTTATCTACATAAAACTTAAGACTATCGTCTGTAAGCATTACACCAGCTTTTTCTGCATCAGTTAATGTTTCATACTTCTCTTTAGAGATCTTCTCCCAAACACCTTCCTTGTTCTTCATAGCAATACTTCTACCTTTAGTCATAGACTCAAGCATTGTTGCAGGCATTTGTACATGTGATCCACCACTCACTTTAGGAGAACCAATAGCTTTATCAATCATTGAATAAAGAATACTTCTAATCTGTACATAAGAAGGAGAAGCTTCAAATGGAATCATGAACTGGTCTTCAGTATTAAGCTTGATGGTTTGTTTTGTATTATTAGAAACTTCTCTTCTCATCATCTCTCTCATTAATGTTTCAGATACATTTCTACCATTCTTCATTACAAAACCATTATTAAGATCTTCCAATCCTAAATTGTTAAGAAGTTCATTGTATGCATTTTGATGCATTCTATTAAGAAGGTCTGTGTTACGTTTGTATTCTTTTGCAGCTTCAGGACTTGTTGGAACACCATTGTCAAATAAATCTATACTTGCAATCTTAGTAATTTGAGATCCTCTGGTTTGTGACTTGTTATCAGTGGTAGCTGTTTCAACTTGGATACCATAAGCTTTCCAAGGAACCTGTACAATAGATGCATCAGAGAAAGCTTCATTGTTAAATGAACCATCTCCATTATAAAGACTGTGTAACTCTTGTGCTCCTACCTTTCTACCTGATTCAACAATAGCATAACCTATTCCTTGTTTCTTCATTTGAACATATAGCTTCTCAAGGTTAGTTCCTTTCACCATACTAAAGTAGATAGGCACTTGAGAGAACTTATCTAATACAAGATCAAAGTTATTCTTGTTTGCTTTGTTTCCAGATACAATAGGTTTTAATATCTCTGTTGTATATTTAGGACGTGGAGTGTTTACAAGCTCAGCATCTTGTGTTCTTAAAGCTTCATTACTATATTCATACCCAGGGAAGTTTTGTCTTGTGTAAGCCATTTCCCATTGGAACCATTTTTCTTCTGGCCCTTGTAAATCCCATTGTCCATTCTTAAGTTTAATCTCTCTGTGTGTTGTATCCATTAACCATGAAACAGCATCTGCCTCATTTGTATTTCCATACAATTCATTGATAGCAGAAAGACTACCTGCCACTTTAATATCTTTTACAGTGATTGTATCAGTGTGAGATTTATGTACGTGGTATCCTGGATCTCCTTCCCATTTTTCAGTGTATGGATTGTATTTGTATTCTTTTAATTGAATACCATTAGCATTGTTTACATTATTGTTTAAATACGTATTGTATTCAGGGCTATCAAATGTTGTTCTTCTTGGAGATAAGAAAGACTTAATACGTTTAGTTTCATCTAACGCACCATTTTTCTTAATAGCAAATTGATATGGATCACCAAATAATATTTTATGAAACTCTATGTTAGCAATAATGTAATTAACATTAGCATAAGTTAGAATATTATTGATGTCATTATTAGATAAGTTATTCTTATTGAATGATTCAGCTTTAAGGAAGTTGTCATCAAGATCTTGATAAACAAATCTATCTTCATTTTGTTGTTGAATTTTTTGATTTACCTGAAGAATACTTTTTGTTTCTACAGTCATTGCATCAATAAATTCTTTTACAGAATTATTAATATCAGATATATTCTCATTTACATAAGCTGTAATTTCTTCAAGAGTTCTTCCATCTTGAATCATTCCATTGATTGCTTCTAGATTATCAGGTGCAAGTATATCTTTAAAGAAACGTAACTCTTTTGCTTTATCAAGATTTTCAAAATCATCAGTAACATTCAATAGCTTCTCTCTATTTGCATAATCTAAAGCTAAGTTAATATCATCCATTAAATATCCTTTGAAGATAGCATTGATATCTTTGTAAGAGTTTCTTGCTATAGAATCAAATGAAACATTGTTACCAATGTTCATCATCCATTCTGTAGATCCATCTGCAGGAATAAGGATGTAATATTTACCATTAAGGTTTTGATTAATTTCCATTGTAAATCTATCACCTATTGTTAATTTAGATGTAGAAGTACCTTTATCATCATCTTGATTTTCTTCTCCTTGTATAACAGAAACTTTGAAATCTTTTATTTTGTTTCCATCCTTATCATAGAACAATCCACCTTTTTTCAAGACTTGACTACCTGTAGAGAACACATCATTTAATTCAGGTCTTGATTGTTTTAATTGATCAATAGTTGCTGATTCATTAAATTCATTCTCAAATACAGATGGTGTATTGTTTTCAGAGAAAGCACCAATACGTTGTCCCTCTACACCAAAGTATGTACTCTCTTGTGAAGGATTGTTCACTTTGTTATATAGTTCAGCCAATGTAGATAATGGTCCACCAATATCTAATGTCTTACCAGAAATAGTCATTAAATCATTGTTACTTCCAAAGTAACCATATATACTTTCTACTTGTTCAGCAAAGTCAAGTTTATCGTTTGCTTTTAATTTAACATATGTATCATAATCAAATGTAACACCAATAGCATTTAACATTGCTATCATTGGTTTAGGTTTTCTTATAGGCATTGCTTTAAGTGCAACTTGATCTATTACATATGTATTATTTACATACTTAACTATCTCACCATCTCCTTTAGCTAAGGTTTGAATGTTTGTCATCCATTCATTCTCTGTTTGTTGAATAGCTGTAAATAAATTAGCAGCTCCTGTGTAAACACTATCAGAAGATTTGTATTGAATTAATGCATTTGGTTTTTGTCTAGCAAATGTTTGAATGAACTGAACAAATAATCTCCAGTCATTATCATTGAATTCACTAAATGGAACCACCTTATTTTTACCACCTATCTTTTGGAATATACTTACATAGTTAGCATCATTCTGAGCTAAGTCAAATAGTTTATTTGTAAATTCACGAACGTTAGATGTATTAGAAAGTTTATCTAATAACGTAGAGAACACTCTACTAAAGTTCATAAGTTTGTATCCTTGAATTGTGTTGCCTCCAATAGTCATTTCAGAAAACTTAGATTCAAGAGGAGTGTTTAATGTAATAGCACTTTCTTGATTAGTAGGTTTTCTTTCAATCACTGTAGAGCATAAGAACTTAACTGCAGGAGCAGAATTCTTCTTAGTATCTAATGTGAATGGCTCAGCAGCATAATCATTTTTATTTGATTCTTCATTATTAATGCTTTGTACATCTTCATCATTAAAGTTGATACCTCTTGTACGCAATTGATCTCTCACTTCTTGTTTAAGATCTTCCCATGTTTTATCACTTAGTAATTGTCTTCTACCTTCTTCAATAAGCATATCCTCAATCTTACCAAACATTTCTGTTCCAGTGATTCTTTCAGGATTAAATAAAAGACTCTTATCTCCTTCTCTAAATAATATACCAGCAGCTCTTGCTGTCATATCCTGTACAAAGTTATTAGCTTGTTGTGCAGTTAGCTGAGATACTCTACTGTATTCAGAGAATGGGTTAATTGATTCTTCAGATAATGTTCTTTCTTTAAACTTACCTGATTCAATTGATTTAAAGAATTCTTCTTTCAAAGAAGGTTTAACTACAAATGATTTAAAGAAATCCATTATAGCTTTAAAGAATCTACGAACTTTTTCTCCTAATGATCTAGCAGGTAATTTACCTTTTCTAAACTCAGAGAAGTCATCCATTATTCTTTCCTCAGCTTGTTTATCTGTAGCATCTGCATAAGCAATCTTTTTACGAGAAGCTCTATCAGTGAATGTACCAGACTTAGATTTAAACTCATCTAGTAAAGCTCTTTGCTCTTCAGGAGATAACATACCTTTAAATATAGCATGGCCTATCTCATGATACTCTGTACCTCTTAATCCTCCACGAACAAACTTAGCTACACCATTTTCAAATGCACCCCAAGCTTTTTCTCCATCATATGTATCAATAAGATTTTCTAACACTTCAAAAGGAATAAATGGAACTTTTTCTGCATGCCATTCTTTGAACAATTCTAGTTCAGCCTCTGTCATTCTTTCATTCTCATCAAGTCCTACCTTTCTGAAATCACCACCTGGTTTTTTCTGAACAGGAACATCTGGTTTATCTTCACTTTCTAAAGCTGCTAGTTCTGCATCATATTTAGCATTGATCTTATCTGCATTAAGTTCTGCAAGATTATTTGGTAGACCAGAAGGACCTTCTAAACTAGCAAGCAATGATGCACTGTGTTGTGTAGCAATTTGTTCAATACGTTTTGATAATACGTCTCTAATTTGATCCTTAGTTAAATTAGGAAAGTTATATGCCATATAATCTTCAAACTTTTTAGGATCATAAGCTGCATAACCTTCATAATCATCAATGATGTAAGGATTGCTTCCTGGTATATTAAATACTCCATCTATAGCTGTTGTTAGTAATTCTTTATCTTGTTCAGATAAAGATGTATCATCAGAAACTTCTTCTTTTAATTTATTTTTAGTTTCCTCTAATGTATCAAACTCTTCAGCTACTTTTGTTTTTAAATCTTGTACACTTAATTTTTTATTTTCTTCAAGCTCAGCTTGTCTTCTTTTTTCTATATCAGCTTTCTTATCTTCTGATGTTTTTGTATCATACTTAGTATTTAAAACACCATCTGTAAAATAACCAATATTTAAACTAGATGGCAATTGTGTTTTTGCAACATCTTCTATAAAGTTTTCATCTAAATAGTTTTCTAATTTATCTTGTAAGGTTTTTCCATTAGTATTTTCAAGAGTAGTTCTATCAATTGCTCCTAAAAATAAATCTAAATATCCTCTGTGAGAACTTTTACCTTCAGCTAAATCAAATAATATTTGTTTTAATTGTTCTTTATTAACAATACCTGTAGTAGAACTTACTCCAGCAGGCATTAATAAATTATCATTATAAATATTTATAGCGTTCCCTTCTGAAGTGATGTGTGTTATAAATAATAAATTATCAGGTAAATTATTTATTGTTCTTTCTATCTCAGCTTTCTTAGCATCTATATCAGAAACTTCTTCAGCTACTGGAGCTTCTTGTGCAGGAGCTTCTGCTTTCAACTTACTTAACTCTGCTGAAATTCTAAGAGCTAAATAATCTGTAATATATTTCTCTTCTTCTTCTAAAGGAATAGAAGCATCAAACTTATTAGCTGCTTTTAGTGCATCTTTAATCTTTTCAAATGTAGGTTTATTTTCAAAAAGTTTTTTAGTTGTTTCATTACTCTCTACCTCTACATTGAAATTACCATCAGCATCTTCTACTGCTGTAAATTGTACAGGACCAGCATCAATGATATATGGATTTGATGTTTTACCATCAACTACATATTCTCCTAATGTAGGAACTTCCACACCAGCAGGTGCTTCTTCTTTAGCTTTCTGTGCAGGTGTAATTATTTGTACATTGAAATTATCTGGTTCTGCTATTGTAGAATATCTTTGTTTGAAAGAATAAGGTCTTCCAGGGATAGGCTTAGCAATAGATGTAGACAAAGGAGTGTCACCCATAGGTCTAGCTTTACCACTAGGATATTTATTAGCTAATAAGAATGTTTGGTAGTTTGTCCATTTACTAGATACAAACTGACCATCTTGATTAATGTACCACTCTTCAAATGGAGCTTGTGCAAAATCTTTTAATGTTTTATTATTAACACTGATGAATGCTTTCTCAGTTAAGTGATCTTTTATCTGTTCTTCATACTGAGCAATATCTGATAAAGGATAACTCTTATCACCAAGTTTCAAACTCATTGATTCAATATCAATACGTATTTGATTAGGAGAGGTTGTAGCATCTTTTGATTTCCAGTATAATACATTCTGTAAGAATGTTGTAAACTGTCTGTTCAAAGTTACTCTCTGTCCTGTGTTAGCTTGTTCTACAGCAGCATCAGCAAGTCTTCTAATCACTTCATATACACCAGCTGCTTCTCTATTGTTAAACATTCTATTATTTAAGAATGCAATAGTGTCTCCATATTGTAATACAGGAACTCCATTAGGTGTCTTTTGTATCTCACCTTTACTATTAACAATAGTTCCTGTTGTAGGAATAACAATTAAGTTTGCTTGGTTAGGAATAAGAGCCTCATCAATTAATACATCACCAACATGGTTTTTCTCTTTAAGGCCATTAGCATCTCTTAATTCAATAGGAATACCGTTTGATACAGAGAATTCAAATGTAGGAAACTCTGTAGCTCCAGCTTCAAATAATGTTTTTCTATATTCACCCCAAGCTTTTGAATAAGCCTCAGCTTCAGCTTGTTGTTCTTTTCTATATCTAGGTTGTCCTGATCTATTAAATAAAGATGTTGTACGCATTGTTTGGAATATAATCTTATTAAGATCAGTTCCTGCTTCACCCACTTTACCAATTCTATTTCCATCTTTATCTACAAAGAATAAACCATCTACATCTTGTTCCACAAACACTTGTGCAACCCATCCAGAATTAATATCATTAACTCCTTCAATAGTATTAACATCAGTAGAAAGATCTTTCTCATAAGACATTTGAACTATTCCATCAAGTTGTAATCCAGCTGCTTGTTTAGATGTAATCAATATAGATCTTAGTTTAGATCTATTAGGCATGCTTGCAACATTGTTTAAAAACTCTCTTGAGTTTGTAATATGTGGAGCAGCTGCCACTGTAGGACTATCCTCTTCTGATGGTGATGAACTAGAAAGAAATAATATTTCAGCATCTGGAAGACGTGATTCTTTAACATTCTCTACTCCTTCTGAACTAACTGAAGCAACAGTTCCTGAATTATGTTCAAGTTCTGTTTGCTCTCTAGCTATGTCTTCTTTATTCTTTTGTAATTTCTCTTGGTCTGTTTCAAGTCTTTTGTATCCTCTAAGTCTTTTAGGATCAATGTTTAATATATCTCCATTAACATCTTCCACCTTCACTGTACCATCATCATTCAATGCTAACACTTTCACCTTAGATAGGTTAGTGTTCTCGTCAGTTAAGTCTTTAGATTCTTCTACAGCTTCTTTTCTTGTCTTATGAAAAGACACAGTTCCATCAGGAGCTGTTACTTGATATCTGCCATCAGCAATCTTTTTTATAGAAGCTTTCTTTGTAGCTCTCACTTCATACTCTCTACCAACTTCTAGTTCTTCTTTTTGTTTTTCTTCATTAACAAATGTAGGAACAGGAGCACCTTCTTTATCATTTAACTCAGCAGTTTCTTCATTTACTTCTTCTGCTTGTTTGAAATATTTATCAAATCCTTTTTCTGAAGAAAGCTTATCAAATGCATCTGAAGCAATTTTTTTGTGTTCATTATTTTTATTAATGTCAACACCATAAATATATAACTGTGAAGAATTTTCAAGACCTACAACATCATCTTTTGTAGAGTATTGATTGTTTAATTCAAAGTTTAATAATGAATGAAATGTTTTTAAATCTAATGGTCCACCATTATTTAAAGCAAGATTAATCTTTTCAGACTGAGTACGTAAAGCCTTAACCTGTTCTCTGATAGCTTTCTTATCAGCAGGTGTAGTGTAATCAGTGATTGTATTTAATAACTGATTAGCTTGCTCTTCGTATGATCTAGATAATTCTTGTAATGAACTTTTGCTAGTAAGATTAGCTAACATATCATTTGTTACAAGAGGATTAATATTTGTAACATTATCTTGTATAGAATTAAGTCTTTGATTTACATCATCTTTAATTGTAGCAAAATAAGTAAGATCTGTTTTCCAACTTTCAAATGTATCGTATTTATCATTCTCTAATTCTTGTTCTGGAGTTGGATCTATGTAATTCTTAAAAGGATTTTGGAATGTACTATTAACAGCATCTGATGTTTTCTTAATCTCATTGGCTTTGTTAATCAACGAATCTACATAACTATTTACAGTTTTTTGAGTAGATGTATTGAAATCCATTCCAAAAGTTTTTTCAAAATCTTCTTTACTAAGATCTTTTAACATGTTTAATTGTTCAATTGTAACATCATGCATTCCTGATGGAATACGTGATTGTACAAAATTGTAGAACATATCATGTTTAAGATTTTTATAATTAAATACATTTCCACTTGCAGCAGCTTCCTCCATCTCCTTAGCTATACCAATAGAGTTTAATGTATTATCATATTTGTTAGAAAGGATACCTGTCATTCCATATCTATTAAGCATATTAATAGAAGAGTTCAAACGTTTATCGCTACCTTGACCTTTTGCTTTATCATACATACGTTGTCCTCCACCTACTAATGCAGCAGTAATACCACCAATAATCATACTGGTAATACCTTCTGTAGTATTAAATTGTTCAGCTAATCCGTAAGTAGTAGACTCAGTAACTTCTTTTAAAGTATCCCAGTTTTCTTTGTTTACTGGGTTATTTAAATTTTTATATTTTCTAGTGTAGTAATCATATGTTCCTCTCTCAGCAGCAAACTGTCCACCTTCCTCATATACACCTTCAGCAAATATGTTAGGTAGGACTGGCTTAACCTTATCCCACATTCTATTACCAAAACCTGTTACAGCTTTTCTTTCAAATGTATCAAGACTTCCTTCTTTCAATCCTATCTTACCAGCCTCAGTTATGTTTCTTGTAAGACTTCCTGTAACTCCTCTTTGTGCTGTAGTGACAGATTTAAATAAGTTATCAAACTGTATAGCATTAGATACAGTTAATAATGCCATGTTAATACCAAATCTAGTATTCATAGCATCAGTAGAATAATTTTCTATCTGTTGAAGATCTATACCTGTAGGCTCTTCACCAAAGTGAGTATCTTTATATGTTTGTATTAATGTATCTTTGACTTGTCTGTATCCATCTCTAGCTTCTACACCTGCTTCTGTTTGTGCAGCTCCCCAAGTAACAATACCATAACGTGCACCATTTAACACTTTTTGAGATTGAGCTAATTGTCCTAGTTGTTGTATCTTTAAAAGTTGTTTTTCACTTTTACCTAATGTTTGTGCTAAGTTTAAAACATCATCAATTTTATTAGTTCCACCTGCAATCTTATTCATCCACAAAGCAGCTCTACCAATTTGTGAACCTATTAAAGGAAATGCACCAATACCTTCTGTAACAGCACCTACTGCCATATCTTGTACAACAGCACCAGCAATAGAACCACCCATGAATCCAAGATTCTTAATAACAGAGTTACCCCAGAAGTTTGCAGATCCTGCAAATCCAGGAATCATTGCTCTATAAGGATGAAGCTTTTCTTCTCTAGTTAAATAGTTTGGAAGATAGTCTTCCATATTTTTTAACCAAGTATCTATACCTCCTTCATATCCATCAGGATCTCCAGCAAGGTCAGACATATTACCATTTCTAATAGCAGATATTGTGTTTGGAATATTTGTAAATGATTGTGCAAATGTACCAGCTAAGTTACCTAAACCTTTAACCACACCACTTCCTAATGATGAATACCATGATTGTTGTAACCCATATATGTTTTCAAGATCTACATCTCTTTGATACATAGGATAACGTTGATTCTCTAATAATGTCTTTCTACTAACAGAACTAAATGGAGCATCGAAGGATATTTGATCTGGAGCTTGCACTTTAGCAAGTTCATCCATACTCAATCCTCTATTAGATTTATCACTAAGTCCCCAGTTTCCTCCCATGTTAGTATTTATCTCCATTAAATCAGGAGATCCTAACGGTGCTTGTGGCAATCTAATTTCGTTGTCTAATCTATCAGATACATTATCTATAAGTTCATTATCAAAGATTGGCATATTGGTATTTTTTATTTATTAATTCTTAAAAAATCTGAAACAGTTCCAGGACCAATTTGTTTCACTTGTTCCTGTATACTAGCAAGAGATGTAAATCTACTTCCTACATATCCAGTTTTCCAAATTCCATTATTATTTACATACATTTTTAAGATGAAAGAATCACTATCACCTCCATCATTATCAGCAGCTCCTTCAACATCAAATCTAACTAATGGAGCCAATGATGTATTAGCTAAATGAGGTGCAGAGTATCCACTTAATCTAGCATTAACTGCAAGAGTACTATCATCACCAGTACCTGATATGTTAGTTGTGCGATGAGGTGAAGCTAACACTTCATTTTTAATATCACTCCAAGGATTACCTTGAGCTATTCTTGGATAAAATCTAGTTAACTCTCCAGCTGTCATAGGAATAATTTGTTTATCTTTTCCATCTGTTACAACTAAGTTAGCAGTTCCATCATATTTCTTTTCAATTGTATATGAAACGTTTTTACTTTCTCTAATTCTGTTTAATTCGGTAGGACTAAAGTCTCCCCATTTATTAACATCTACTTGTCCAAGTTTAGTAAACTCATTTATTTTGTTTCCAATTAATTCTTTAGTACGTGATTGATCAGCTTTATTACCATCGTAATTAAGTGTTCCAACTTGTATTTGTCTTTCAGGCATGCGAGTTGATAAATAATCAGCTTCAAACTTTTGTTTAGCTTGATGTATTTTATATATCTGTGGATCAAATTTAAATTTAATTTGTCTTGCTCTATCAAATAATATTTTTTCTGTTGAATTTAAAGTTTGACCATAATAATGTTTTACAAAAGCTTTAGCCAATGCTTCTTCTTTTCTTCCTTTATATGCATTTAATAATCCTTTTGCATCAAATGTAGTTTGTGATGCAGAAGCTCCTGTAGTAGGACTTGCAGCTCCACCACCAGTAGTTTTATAATAGTTTTCTGCATCTTTAGCAAAGCTATATAATTCATTTGCTGAATACATAGTCTTACCATTAGCATAATTTACTCCTCCATAATTACCAATTAATTCTCGAGCTTGATCATCAAATACACTTGATGCTTGTGCTGTAGATTTTGCTAAAGCTTGTTTCTGAGCTAACGTAATTTCAAGTGCTCTTCTCTTTTCTAAGTATTGAGCTAAGTTAGGATTGTTTAAAGCTTTAACTAATTGATTTGGATTCTTAGCATACTCTCTTGATAAGTAATCTAAGTAACTAGCTTTTTGTTGAGGAGTGGTCAATGAAGATTTAGTCACCTTATCTAAATAACTATTTGTAAGAACATCTATTTGACCAGCTTGTATAATTCCTCCACCTTTTGTTCTTTGTCCACCTATAGCTATTATCTCTGCATTTAATTTTCCTAAATCTGGTGTATCCACATCTGTAGATATTGCTTGATTTGTAACTGGAGGAAGAGAGCCTTGAGTAGCATCTAATTTGTCTTGTGCTTTTTGTGCTTGTTCAGTGGTCCAAGTATATTGTTTCCATCCAAATTCACGATCAGCATTTCTTTGTTGTCTAGCAGCATCATCATATTGGAACTGAAGTCTTTTTCTTTCCATTAACATTTGAGCATATGGATTAGATTTATACTCCTGTTCATAGCTTTGCCATGACATATCTTTAGCAAGATTGCTTAAACTTTTTTGTGTATACAATTGATACTTATATTCCTCAATATCTTTATTAGAATCTATTCTTGCAAACTCTTCATCTAATTTTTTATCAAGAGAACCATTTGTTAATAATGTATTAGCATCATTTATCTCTGCTTCTATTTTATTTTTTTCAGCAGTTGTTAAATTAGGACTAGTACTTAACCTTACGTTTTGTTGAATTATTCTATCATTCAACATTTGTTTTGAAGTCTCATAATTACTAACAGCATCTCGTTTAAAATCATCTGCTGTCTTTCCTCTATAATGATACCAAGAATCTATATGTAATTGTTCCATATCATTTTCATTCAAGGAACTATAGAAGTTAGCTAGAATTTTTTCTGCAGGTTTACCTTTAGTTGTAATTCTTAAGATGGCATCATCTATTTTAGGTTTTCCACCACTGTTAGGATCTGTTGATACATTACCTCTTGAATCAAAATAAAGTGTATTACCTGCACCATCTCGTTGATATGGTATCTCAACAGTGTTATCTACTTCATGTACTTTCTCAGCAACATCTCTTAGTTTCTTATCAATATCTATATAACGAACATACTTACCGTTGTAATTATCTTTTAAATGTATCTTGTTGATATATTGACCTACACCTTCTTCAAACTTAGCTCTATTCTGAACAGATGATTTACCAGCTTTTTCATCAGCTTCTAAAATTCTTTGATTCTTTCTTATCTGAGCTGTAGAAGAAACAGCATTTTGAATATATTTATCTTTTACTATTTCTTTAGTCATTCCATTAACAGAATTAACTAATTGGAAATTAGAAAAGTCTGCTCCAGCAACTAGGTTTAAATTATTGCCAAGAGCATCTAATTTAGATTGTAAGTATTTTTTATCTAGGTTAGAAACTATATCAAGTCCTGCAACATTATCAATAGCAGTCTGTATTTTTTGTACACCCTCTTCATACTTTTGTTGTTTATACATACCTACTTTAAGCATTGCATCCACAGGTTGCTGCTCTACGTAAGGATTAAAAGTAGGAATTCTATCTGTCCATGAGGCCATAGTCTTTATTTTTATTTATGTACTGTGTACATAGGATTAACAAATGTAATATGAATTATTAGAATTACCAAAATTAATAATCAATTCTGGTAATTCTTTATAATTAAAATAGTTATAAATTTTTATATGCTTTTACTACAGAACTATTTTTGTAGTTCTTTTTAACAGGTCCTCCATTTTTTCTATCATCACCAATACCAGGAGTTTTACCTACTGCTTCTAATGCTTCCATATCTGCTTCTACATCTTTATCTTCTTTCTCTGTAATTTTTTGTAATCTTATTGGATTACCATTTGCATCATAAGCTGTAGCTTTATATCCTTCAGGAATCTCTTGATCTTTTCTTGCTCTAGCTCCAGTTATATCTGTATCAAAGAATTGTAAACCATTCCAGTTCTGAGCTCTACCACTCTTACCAAATCTATAGTTGTACATGTTCTCGTATATAGAAAGTTTTCTATTCTCAAGTTTATTTCTTTGATACTTATCAGAGATAGAATTAAGAGCAGATTGAGTAGTAGCTTTAGTATTAGACATAGCTTGTGCTTGTCTTTCATATTGCTTATCTAATATTCCTAAGTTTGTAAGCTTAGCTTGATTCAATGTATTTCTATTTTGATCATATACACCAGCTTTCATTGCTTGGTTAGCTCTAAATTGCTCACCTAGCACTTTTTGATTAGCTTGATATTTCTGAGCATCTAATGCAGCTTGTGCAGCTGGATTATATCCTAGCATTCTTTGTGTTGATTTGAAATCAGCTTGGTTCTCATTTAATATATCTTGATATGATATATCATAAGGAACACCAAGTTCTGGACGATATAACTGAGCTTGTACTGGATCTAATTGATTAGTAGACAAAGCATACATCTCACCCATCAATTGGTTGTAATCTAAATCTTCTTGATCTGTAGGTCTTAAATAATCTAAAGCCATGTTAACAGGTATCTCCCAAGGGAATCTAGATTTTTGTGGAGTGATTTTATCTGGTACATCAACTTCTCCTACTAATATTTCTTCATCAGCTGGTTCTAACTTTTTATCAGCTTTTATTCTTGCAGTTACAGTTTGTTCTCCAAGAGCATCATCTACAGTTATTCTTGTAGGTGTTCCAGTTTTTGCAGCTTCTTCATTAAATCTTCTTTGGAAGTATTCTACATCACCTTTATTATTAGGATTAAAGTTTGTGAAATCAAACCAATCTTTATTCTCTTCCTTGAATTTTGCAAATTGTTCTGGTGTTACATTACCCCATGTTCCATCTGCCTTTTTCTTTTGTCCTTTAGGAACTTCTTTCATTGCCTCACCCACTCTTGTTTCTTTTGCAGGTTTAGCAACACTTTTTTTCGTTAAGTAATACTTACCATCAGCACCTAGTTTGTATCCTTCAGCTTCGTATTGTTCTTTTGTCTTTTTAGGAACAATAGTCTTCTTTGGTGTAGTAATACCAGTTTGTGCTTTCTTAACAATGTTACCACCCCACTTAGCATCTTTTGTTACAGGATCTTTATCTATTCTGATTAATCCTTTAGCAAGATCTTCAGCACTAAGGTTTTGTCCGAAAGCATCGGACATTTCTTCTTTAGTATCATTGATTGCATTCTGATAATTAGCTAATGCAATTTTAGTATCAGCTATACCTTTAAGTTTAAGATTAGCACCTTCAAGGTTTGCTCTTAATGCAGAAAGTTTTAACTTGTCAAAAGCTGTATTCACCTCTAAGTTATTTAACTCATTTGTACTCTTGTCAATGATTTTGTTTTGTTTAGCTTCTTGTTTAGAAAGATCTATTCCTACATTTTTGAATTTCTTTCCATGATATTTATTTGCTATTTCCATAAGTTCTGGATCATCAATTTGTCCTGCTATTTTTTTATCTATTTGCATGTTACCAAATACCACACCAGTGTTTTCTGGTTCTCCTGTTTCTGGATTTACCTCTCCACCAGATTGCATTTCAAACATAGGTTCTCCTCTTTCTACTTCTACAGGATTCTCACCATATGTAATACCAATACCTGTTTGACCATTTTCATCAGATTCAGTATGAGATTGTCCTCTAAATACTACTGTCTCACCAGATCCTGGTAAGTAAGGATTGTATGACATAGTTTCAGCTTCTCCACCCCAATGAGTTTTAAGCTGTCCACCCATACCATAAGAAGTAATTTCTCCACCATCTTCATATGTTTCCATAGCTCTTGCACTTGGAGGAGCGTATTCTCTTAAATGTCCACCAGCTCTTAACATGTCTGCATCATAAGGAGGTCTTAATAAGTCTTTCACTTTGTGTTCACCAAATGTAGCAATCACTTGTGGTTGCCAATCATTACTAACCCATCCACCATCTTTCATATGTGATGCATATCCAGCTTGTATACTTGGAGCCATTTGATTCATTGCTATATTTTGAACATTTCTTTTAGTTCTAGCCATATCATTTTTCATTGCTCGTTGATATGGATCAAGTGCATTTCCAGCAATCTGTCCAACAAAGCTTCCAATTGCTCCTCCTACTGGACCAAATATACTTCCTATAGATCCACCAACAGTTCCACCAATACTTCCACCAGCATTTTGTCCACCCATTATAGTTTGTCCTAATCCTCCAGCTGTACTTCCAATAGCTCCCCATGGAGTTCCTCCTCCTCCAGCAGCAGCAGCTTCAGCACCTTTACTACCAGGAGCCATAGATCCAGAGAATCCACTTCCTTTACCAGCCATTGAGTTCTTCCATCTCTGCCATCCAGTTTCTTTTGGTGTTCCACCACCCTGCATTTTATGAAGATAACCACCATGTCTATAATCTTTCTGTTGATCATAATTAATTAATGGTTCATATCCAAGATCATCAAATAAAGAATTACCACTACCGTAAGTATTTTGTATCTCTGTTGGATTACCACCAATCATTCCTCCATCTTGATAACCTAACATTCTAGGTCCTGCTTGATTAAGTCTTGCAGCTCCTTGTCCAATATATCCTGCAGCTCTAGGTCCAGCACCTTGTCCTATTCCTATAGGCATTGCTTCAAATGTTGTATAAGGAGTAGCAGATAAAACTGCAGCAGCATTAACTGCAGCATCAGGAACAAGTTTATATCCCATTTGTCTATGACGAGCACTTCTTTCTTTAGGTGATATACTTTTATTATATCTATTAGCCATCACTTGTTTTCTAAATGGTTCAGAAGTTTCGTTTTCTGGAGTGAAGTTAGGATTAAGCCATGCTCTTAAATCTCCAACAAGTTTACTAGGATGAGCCATATAATATAAAGGCAATTCTCCTAATAAGTAATCATCATATTCTGCTTGAGATCTTTTAGCATCTAGTTCTCTTTGATAGCTACCTCTTGTGTCTTGTTTAAACTCTGGACCTTTATATTTTTTAGTCATATCCCATCCTTTAGTCTTATATAATTGTTCAAGAGTCATAGGAGTTTTAATAGGAGCAAGTTTCCCTGATGGAGTTTCTCTATGTTGTATAGGTGTACGTGATTGAGAACTTTTCTTAGGAGGAGCTGTTCTTATATTTTCTTTTTTAAATCTAGGATCATTTAACTCATTTAATAACTTTGTATTATCTTTTGCAGATCCTGTTGTATAACCAAGCTTCTTAGCCTCACTCCATGGAAGACCAGTTTTATGAACCCATACATCTCTAGCAGATTTAGAATCAAACCCTGCTGTTGATTTACCTTGATCTCTATTATATCTTTCCATAAATGCAGCTGCTTGCTCATCAGACATTTGATTAGGATCTGGTTGAGCTTCAGTAATAGCATTCATTTCTTTGATGTTCACAGTGTCAGGTTTTGCTATAGACTTATATCCAGCATCATCAAGTTGTTTCTTAAGTCCATAGTATGTATCTTTATCCATTCCTTCTTCATACCAATCTGTAGAAACAGGATCTATTTCAGGAACTTCATCTATACCATTTTGTGCTTTTTTAATAAATCTACCATCCTTAGCAAGTACGTTTGTACCTACACCATATATAGGAAAGAATTCTTCACCAGTATTTCTTACATCTTCAGGACGTACATATTTTCTTTCTCTTTGTTCTGGTCTAGTAGTAGAAGCTTTTAATTGTAAAGCACTTAATTCTTTTGCTTGTTCAGCTTTTTTTGCTGCTTCTCGTTCACCTCTTAATGCATCTATTCCTTCAATGATTCCACCTATTGGTCCTAACATTTGAGTAAAACCTCCAAGTTTACTTGAGAGACTTTCATCTTCTCCCTCATCAATAGGTCCTTGATATCCTTGATAGTTTTGATTTATTTTAGAATCAGCATATGGGGCACCACTTGTATCTTTATTCATCCAGTTAGGATTACTTGTATCTACAGGAGTTCCTGTAGTTTTATTTGAAGGAGCTGGTTGACTATCAAGTTTACCCATTGTCTGAGCACCAATTCCCCATTTGTTAATATCAAATGCTGGTTTTACTGTAGTGGTAGTATCAGTAGTCATACCACTCCACCAATCATTCATATTAGTTCCACTAGCTGCTTTTGGAATATGTAGTCCATCTCTTCCACCAGCCATAGAAGCAACCTCAGCCATGACACCAGCATCCTCACCTTCACCACCACCAAACATACTCATGATGCTACCAATGTCCATACCACCCATTCCACCACCTTCACCTTCACTATCTTTAGCAGAAGCAGCTTCTTGATCAGCTCTTGCTTTTCGTATAGCATCAGTCATTCCAGTAGCTGCTAAATCAGCTTCATCATACATAGCATTGAAGTTAATCATCTTAGGATTAGCAATAGTATCACCACCTATGTAAGCTCCTATCTGTGCTTTCTTAAAAGCTTTTCCATGAACTTTCATAAATGCTTCTTCAGAAGGATACTTCTTATAGAACTCCTTTTCAGATTTTACTCCTGCGATTTTTAAAATTTGTGCTTTCATATTAGTTGTATTTGTTTAGCCAGCCTCCTGGTTGTGGTTTGTTATAGTTTGTAAAGTTAGTCAGATTATCTAAGTTCTGCAAACTTTTTTGTTCTTGTCTTAATCCATTCTTAGCCATAGGAAACTCTGTAACTTTCTTTCCTTTGAACTTATAATTCTTTCCTGGTTTCATCAGTTGAACATCACCTTCATCTGATATACCAAGTACATCATATGGAACTCCTTCCATAGTTATATCGTTAGAGTTTATTTCTGTTATCTCTCCTGGATGATCCCACTGTCCTCTATCATCTTTAATAACTCCTCCTTGTTTATATTCTTTTATTAATCCAACATTAGGAACATCAATTCCAAATGTGGTTTTTTTAATCCATGGACCATCTTTTACTGGTTGAAAATCATCAACTATTTTTGAAAGTTTTGCTTTAGGCATTCCTTCAATTGTTATTCTAGAGTTAAGTTCATTTAAAGCTTTAACTGCTTCATTGTAATCTTCAAACTTTACATTTGTTGATCCTGGAACTATTTTATTATTGTTACTAAATACTCTATTTGTACCTGCATTATTTAATGGTATAAATTGTCCTTCATCTACCCAAGTAAATTGTTTAGGATTTTTTGCTCTCTGAATTACATTGTAAAAACTATCTGTACTTAAAGATCTATTTTCAAGAATTTTTGCTCCTTTAGGTATAAACTGTTCTAGATGTTTAAATGCTTTACCTGCCCATAATCCTCCTTCTGCTAAATCTGCACTAAAATAATAAACAGGATTACCTAAATCATCTAAGTTTGTCTTTAAAGATATTTGCCCTTTTCCTGGTACAACAACTTGTTTAACAACTTCTTTATTAATTCCTTCTCTTAATGGAGTTTGTTCAATTAATCCATTGTCCAATTGTATTTTTGTCCATTGTGGCAATAGTTTTTTCTTATACTTAGGAGTTGTTCTTGCTAAATCAAAACCACCTTGATTAAGTAAAGACCTAGTACTTTGTGGTCCAAGACTTCTTACATGAGACAATAACTCGTTAGTAAAATTATTTGACATTAAATAATTATTTAATCTTGGTCCAACGTTAAGTCCTGCTACAGGATTTGTTAAATTATTTACAAACTGTGCGTTTGAACTTGCTCCTAATCCACCTAAAGCACCAACAGTTAAAGGTGTTCCAATTGATGTTATATACGGTAAATATGAATCTGATTGTTCTGCTTGTAAAGGAGCTTGTCCTAAATTAGATGCCATGTTCCCAACCATGTTAAAAGGATTCAAATAATCATCAAAAAAGTTTGGTTCATCAGAAACTCTAAACTTAGATTCTAATCCTAATGCAGCATCAGAAAGATTTTGTCTTGTCCAGTTATCACCCTTTAAAATTTCTGTTGAATATTGATTTAAAACATTTGCATCAGATTTTTTTCTTATAGCTTTTCTTTCATCAGCAATTTCTTTGTCTGTTTTATTTCTTGCAACTTTAGAAAATTTATCAGCGTTGTTGTAATTTTTTACAGCAGTGCTTTCTTTAACTACTGCTCTTGGTTTTTCTTTAACATTTTCTTTTACTTTTTCTTCAAAAGTTTTCTTTTTAAAAACTGGAGGGTTTTCTAACAACGCTTTTAGTTTTCCTGCTTTTTCTTTTTTTAAAAGTTCTTGTTGTTTTTTCCATGTTTGAACACCATCTTGTGCTACATCATATTTATTTAACCATCCACCATTTTTAAACTCTTTCCCTGTATTTTCATAAAATTGTGCTTCTCCTTCAAAAGAATAAGGAATGTCATATTGTATTGGATCAACTATTTTATTATATATTATATCACCTGCAGCATCTCTAAAAAACTGTGATTCAGGTAATCTTTCTGTTATTCTACTAATGGCCATATCTGACTCTATAGCTTTTCTATTATAAAAGTTATTCCAAACTTCAGGAGTAGACATCATCTGTGGACGCTTTTGCATCTCAGCCCATTGTCTATTCTCTGTATCATGTCCAATGTCAAAATTATCTCTACCTTCACTGTGTTGTTTAGCATGATAATTTTCATGTGCAATCATCTTATCTTTATTATCTGATGCAGCATAATCAGCTCCAAGAATCATTTGATTAGTTCTTGGATTATAATAACTTCTATCTATATCATATCTATGTTTTTCAATAGCTGTAATAGGAGAACCATGCATATCTAATTTTGCACCATCTTGTGCACTAGCTTTTGTCTTCTTAGCATACTTCCCATTACTAGGAGCAGGAGATTGTGTACGTGCATATGTAAATCCTACAGCTCCTGGAATAGAACCACCCATTTGAAATCTTCCTCCCCATGCAGGAGAATAATCTCTACCCTGTATATCATATCCACTTCCTACATAGTTAGGACCTGTAGATACTGTTACATCATTAGGGTTAGGCTTTTTACCATAGTTATCTTTGGTCTTTTGTTTTAAGACCAATCCCCCTTGCTCATATTTATCTAACCAATTAGCCATTACTTGTAAGATATTTGTGCAGGTGTTATTATAAATTGAGACACTAGATGAGTTGTTGATGTGTTATCTAATATATGTCTCACCTTTAATTCTTTTGCTCTTAGCGTTGCTTTCTTAAAGCTTCTAGGACCATAGTCCATATTCTCTTGGTTCACCACTTTATCAATAGAAAGAGATTCACAAGTTGTTCTGAATAATGGAATCTGAGAACTTTTCTCTGCAGCCCAAAATGTATTGTACTGATAGAAGTTATCACTCTTAGTATATGTGATTGTTTTACTATCAGCATTAAGAATAGGGTATTGCATGTAAGCTTTTAAGTTATGCATTGGTTTTGGAACTAACTCAAGAATACCTGAGCTTTGTTGTCCATTGTATAAAACAGCTTTATTGAACCACTTATCGTTTGTCTCTATTCTTGTGTTATCATTAAACACACCATCTTCTACAGGATAGTATTCATATGCCTTAGTATAATCTTTTACATTCTGTAAGATTTCATCTTGATATTGATATGCAAAAGGATACTCAATAATATAAGGTGCTATGTTTCCATAGAATGTATTGTAGAGTCTTATGTTAGTTAAGTGTCTCCATATACAAGCTGTTGTAGTTTGAGTGTAACCTGTATTAGCATATGTTAATATATCAAATGTACTAAGTGAAAAATTCTTTTTAAACTTACATTTTCCTGTAGATTCAATTACAATAATACTAACATTATCATTCACTGTATAACTTATTCCTCTAACTAATGTTTTCTTAGGTACATCTATAGCAATAACATTACCAAACTGATCGCTGATATTAAATGGTCCAACACTTGGTCCAGACATTGTTAATTTTATTGTTAAAGTCTTTGACATATTTAAACTTATTAAGGAGGTGTTATTGTTGTAGTGCTTGTAGTTGTAGGTTGACAATCGATACTACTTGTACAAGGACTTGTTCCACCTGTAATTAATACTGAACTACCTGGGTTACAAACTGATGTTACTGAGTTCTCTTGAGCACATACATAAATTGTATCGTTTATTACAGTTTGAGTTTGTGGTGTTCCAGTAGCATCAATCCAACTTATATCACAAGTGTTATTCACTTGAACAGTATAGCAAAAATATAAAGCAGCTATAGTTGTAGTGGTAGTTGTAAGAAGATTACCATTATCTGTTAATGAACATATTACACATGCATTTGATTGTGCAGATGAATTAGGAATTGTAGTGAAATTATTTACAATAGTTAATCCATATGTAGGAGCTGATTCTACTGAATAAACATCTCCTAAGCTATCTATTACATACGTCACACATGAGCATGAGAATATAGAAACAGGTATAATTGCTCCAAGATCAATATCAAGATCAATTGCAGTGGTTGCATAATCATACTGAGTAAGATAGTATGCTGATGTAATTGTATCCTGATTAAGTATTAACAGTTTATTAGAAGTGGTATATAAGAAATTACCTAATGCCACTCTATCTGCTTGTAATGTAAATACAGTGCTCATAGTTGCAGTGGCTGTAGTGATATTTAATTCAACTACTTCTTGAGGACTTGTTGATGAATCTACAGCAATTAATAATGTATCAGTGATTGCTGATATTCCACTACCTGTTGTAAATCCTCCAGGAAGTGTTATATTTCTATTAAACACTGCACTAAAAGGACTTAATGTAATATCCCATTCAATAATCTGAGTACCAATAGACCAGAATTTATCTACAGATAATTCTATTCCATAAGAGCTTACATATCCTGGTACTGATAATGGACTGAAAGATCCATCATTGTTAAGAAGACTTATGTTATTCCCTTCACTAAATACTATTCCACAACATTCTGGAACACTTGGAACTAAGGTAGTAGTTGATGTAGTTGTGTTGTTAGAATTACAATATGAAATTTGTGTAACTACTCCACCAACTAATTGATAAACAAATCCAGTAGATTGACCTTCAGGAGTAAAATACCATCCATCAGGAACTAATGTACAATCAGTGCCTGTTCCTGAATAAACAAAAGTACCTATTGAAAGATTTGCAGCCATCACTGAGAAACCAGTTAGTGTTGTAATAGTTGAACTTGTAAATGAAATTGCAGCACAAGCATCTACAAGACTTCCTGTAGAAACAACAGGAGGATTTACTCCCACTTGATATCCAGTATAGAATCCATATAGATTCAATCCACTAGGTCTAGCACATACTGTAGTAGTAGTTGTTGTACTTGGAGATGGTACAGTGATTATAGCATTACCTTCTAAGTTACAGAATAATGTAAGTGCATTTCCTACTAACTGACAATCTAAAACTATTGTTGTTGTAGTTGTTGTTGATGGGACAATTTGTGTTGTAGTTGTAGTTGTACTAGCAGGTACTAAGTTTCCAACTAATGCAGAGAAACTAACATCATCGCAACATCCATTGATTCCTGAATAGAAGAAATTATTTTCTGCTATATAGAAATTAGGAATATATGTATGGAAACTTACCCAAGACTTAGTATTCATATTGAATGATATAGTCCAAGATTTATTACAGAAGTAATCAGGATCTGTCAAGTACACTTGAGTTCTGAATGTAACTCCATTAATTACATCTTCCACATAAAACTGTTGTAATGTAGAATCATACTTAACATCTTTATCAATAGGAATATAATCTAGCTTAGTAAAAATAACTCTATCAAATTTACTATCATATACACCATGTAGTCCAACTCCAGTAAAGTTGTTATCTATATTTACATCAGGGAAATATCTAAGTATTTCAAATGCTAAGTGGTCTGTAAAGAATCTGTTCATACCACTACCAAATGCAGAAAGATCTACAGCTTGTGTACCAGAGATCAAAAAGATTTGTCCTCTTTTAGCATCTACAGTTATTTGTCCTTGAGGTATTTTTAATAAGAACTTATTCTGACTTCCCACATATCCAAGATCTGTTTCAGCAAAATCAATAGGAGGAGCACCTTTAAACATATTAGGATTTCCTACATATGCAGCTTGAGGATTACTTGTATCAATTGTCAATAAGTTATTATACATTAAAGATTTGTTTTCAAATCTAGCAAGTACAGCTTTATTCTGAATACCATCTAATGATATAAGATTACCATAGTTTTGAGGGAAATCAAAGTATGACAATGCTCTATATGTTAACCAACTATTCACTCTATTATCAGCATCTGTATTTTGAGAATCTGAATAGATTGCTCTAAACGGATAGTTTGTATAACAGAATTGCTCAACCCAATCAGGTGGTAAATGAGTGAAGGTGTTCTCTTTGTTTTGTTTAGAGAATGTTACATTGTAAGTATATGTATTATCATTCTGGATAGATACATAATCTTCTTGAACCCATGCATCAGGAATACCTGTTGATACGTGTGGCCAGAAATCACCTTCTCTATTATTGAATGCTTGTCTAAGGTCTAGATTGTAAGAAGTCTCACAATAGAAATTAGGAATACCATATGCAAACAAATAGAAGTATCCATCATAGAATGTTCTGTTTGAACCAGAAGGTGCATTAATTTTAAATGTTACAGGATCATAATTAGGACAATCAAGATAGTTTGCTTTATACGAAATAATATTTGACATAACCTGACCTTGTACTGAATAATCTGAAAGAATAGATCTAGCAGAGTGCCAGTATTTTGGATAAGCTACATTACCTATTTCATCATAGAAAATGTCTGAATCATCAGGAGCATTAACTCTATTATCAATGAAGTAAGGAAGTTTTGTTTTAAATGTAAATCTAGAGATAAATGTATCTCCTCCAAATACAGTAGCAATGTCTGTAAATCCTGAATTAAGTTTTCTTTGGAATCCTGTATCAATAGTGTTATATGAATATATTTGTCCCCATTGGTTTACAAATATATTTTTCATAGAACCATAATAAGAAACAACACTAATATCTTGTTCTTTACCTGGAGCATTACATACACCACTACTTGAAATAGTAAATCTAGATTTATCTGTAATAATAGAAGTTCCTCCAGAAACAAGACTTGGTGTTTTACTAGGAAACTCCAAAGGTGTAACAGGAATAGTAACATTTCTATCTTCTATAGTTTTGATATATACAGAGCTTTCTCTTTCAAAGTTGTTTACATTAATACCACCTGGTTCTCCAACAGATTGAACCCCTGGAATTAAATAACGAGCAAAATCAATTGTTCTTTGTTTAATACCAAGACCATTGTTTATATTTCCAAAGTAGTCATAATTAGCTATTGAATTAAATGAATATGCATAGTTCTTTCTAGTAATACCATTTACATAAATAGTTAGGTATGCCTGATAAGCAGTAAACATTGCTCCAGCATTAAATGTACTTGTAATAGCACCAAGTCTTTCTGATGACTCTAATGCATCGTATTGTGCTTCTTTTGTAAGAAGTTTATATTTAGCATTACTTTCCACTGGAACAAAATGTGCTCTACCAGCACCAAACATTACATTCTCAAGTTTTAATACATTACCTAAAAATGGTTGTCCAAATGATGTTTCAGGAGAATTAAATATTTGTCTATAGTTTAAAGTTCCACCAGTAAATGCAGCAATAGGTGTTTGTCCTTTACAATTAAGTTTAGATCTTCTACTTTTATTAAAGTTTACAACACCAATATCTTGATATTCAATATCTTCTATATCAGCAATTGCATTACATTTACATGGGTTCCACCAAGGATTATCACAATCATCACCTACATTTCCACCAACATTTACTATTGCTCTACCAGTACTACAACCACCACCAAATATATTACTGTTAGCATTTAAATAGTCTTCTTCTTGATTTAGAACAGTGTTGTCTGAAGTGAATGGTGTTGCCCAATATGCATGATATCCTCTACATCCACGACAGCCACTTAAGAAAAATGAATCAAAGTTTCCAGGACCAATAAGTACACTACTACTAGCACCTTCAAATACTGTAGGTCTACTTGTTGAACAAAATTCAACTGTTGTGTTCTTAGGTACTGTTCTCTTTGCAGTTTGATTTGTATTAGGATCTTTAAATTCAACTATAACATCAATACTACTATTGTTTATTACTAACCATGGATCAGATATTAGATTATATGCATTATTAAATTCATTTAAGAAAGGATCTGAATTAAGATCATTATATGGATAATTTGGATAATAAAGAGTTTGATCTTGTCTTACATAAGATCCAACGTTACGAAGTATTCCTTTAGCAATAATAGATTTATTTGTTCCTCTATCTCCTCTAACTATTTTGAATGCAACAATGTCATCCTTTTGTTCTGGAGTTAATGATGATTGGTAAATTAAGTTACTAATCTGTCCAACATCAACTCTTACACCAATTGGGAACACAGCATCATTTTGCATTACAGGAACAACTTGAGTTCCTGAATATACATATACAGGATTCTCAAATATAGGACTTACAAGAACATCTGGAAACTTGTGATGTCTAATAGGTTTACCAGCAAGGTCACCCCACACATCTTCGTTACAAGGATATTCTTCTGTAGATTCCCAATAAGCAAATTCACCATATTGATATGGTGTAGCATTACCTATATTACATGTTGGGCATTGTGGAGAATTACCTGTTACAGTTGCTGTATTATATATCTTCCAGTAAGGGCTATATCCAATTCCTGTAAAAGGATCAATACCTGTAGGTTCACCTATAAAGTCAGGATCAGTTTCTAAAACATTTGGATACTGTAAATCATTAGGATTTAATTCTCTTCCAGGGATATGAAAACCATCTGTTTGTTTTCCATTCTTTAATAAAAACACTATCTCAAATGCATACACCTCATCACGTAGATATCCACGTAAGTTTGTAGCATTTAGCTCATCAGAATAGTTTTCATCATTTGGTATTCTATAAGTTTCCCAACCAAGTTTAATTTGACTAGCAATAGATTGATAGTTAATTCTGTCTATAGATGTAAGATTATCCCATACAAGAACATCTTGTACAGCTGTAACATCTTGTGCAATATCGTAGTATGGATATTTTTCAAATATATCTGCAATAACTAAACGAATATTATCTACATTCTGACCAGTATATACAACTTGGTCATATGAGTTTTCAATAAAGTATGTACCAACTAATTCTACAGATGTGATTGCATTTACAGTAGTGATCACTGCTAAGTTATAATATTGATATTGTCCTGTAGTATCAAGACCTGTAATATCAACTACAACTGATTTACCCACAGTGTAATCATAATTAACTGTAGTGATAAATGGATCAGCAATAGGTGTAGGATTGGTAACAGAATAATATGATGTGAACGCATTACCTGCAGCATCACAATACTGTATAGCAAATTGTACAGTTCCTGCTTTTAATTCACCACCACTAATTACATCTACAACATTTAAAAATGGAATGCTGAAATTAGGTTGTATCTTTAATTGATTACAATCTAATTGATCTGTATATATAGGGTCACATAACTGTGATTGAGGTGCTTGTATATAAGGAATATTATTAATATCTAAATATCTTCTAGGATTCAATCCATCTGTCCAATATATTTCTGTTGTACAATTTGTAATCTTATGTACTGTTTTTTGTATTGGATGGTTTATATTAAAGTTAAGACATTTACCACTTACTAATATATGATAGATGCAATCATTATTATCCATATAACCAATTTGACAATCTCCTGTGTTAGGATTGGTTATAAAGAAAATATGTTTACTTTGTTCTGCAATAAAATGATTACCAATTAATGTGAATCCTTGTGGAAAATTTACACAAAGCTCATTACCTTGCTCATTCTGATAGTTCACAGAACTAGCGTCAAAGTTTTCTAAGGCAGCATTTAATGCATATGTAAGAGTACCTGGTTTAATCTGGTTCAAAGTTTGATCCATATTTAAACCAATCGTACCAGTATTATACTCTTGTTTTATATTGCCTTGTTTTTCTTCAGCCATAATTATTAGTTATTACGTCTTCTACCATATCTATTAGTACGGTTAGGAAGTTCATACATATTAAATCTGTTAAGATCGTTTTTGATTCTTCTTTGTTTTTCCCAAGGACTTTGTTTCTTCATTTCAATCTCAGCCATGATGTAAGATTCCTCATATGCTTGCTTGTGATATAACATTTTCTGTTGTAACTGATTGAAAGTTTCATCATTAGTTTGGTTTGTAAGAGTTTCAAATATCTTGAATTTAAGAAACGCTTCTACATACTCTCTAATACGATAATTATCAGGAATCATTTGATTACCTATCTCATCATACTCTGTAGCATAGAATAATAAGTGAACAACACCATTTCTAAAGTTAGTTACAAACTTATTATCTCTGACATCAAATGAATCATAACTAGCAGCACCAGGAGTAAATTCGTGAATAGGAGGAGCTTCTGCATAGAAGTCCCAAGCATTTGTATACTCCACTCCACAATTCTGTCTTGCAGATATATTACCTGGTTTAAGTAAATATTCATGAGTATATTGTCTAGCTACACTATTATTTGTTTTATAAACAGCTTGTACTAATTCTGGCATACATGTACCATCACATTGTGGAACTTGACAACCAGGTCTATTACAAGGAGTTCCTCCAATAGTTAATGGAGCCACTTGAATAGTAGTTGCATTAGCTGCTTGAGAATAGAATGAATTAGCTGTCTGATATGGATAACCAGCTACTGCTGTACACATCCAAGCTTCTCTTACAGCATAGAAATTATCAGGAAGTCTAGCTTCAAAATCTTCTATGTAAAGGATCTCTTCACTTATAACAAAGGTTGTTCTTCCTAACTTCTTAAGACACTTGTCTAAGTAGGTAGGAAATAAAAGATCATCCACTGCACCAGTATCAAAATAAGATTTTAATTCTTCTTTAACTGTTGAGTAGACAGGCTCTGGGGATACAAAATTATATTTATAGTAGTATGACATAGTTCATTATTTTTTCCATTCTCGGTAAATATTTTGGTACTTGTCGCTGGTTTTTAAATAGTGTGATAATAATCGTGAGGTTAATCTAGAAGGTTTAAAATACCATAAGTCAGAATTTTTAAAACGTGCAGTTTGTTTAAACCACATCCAACCAAAAAAATAACCTTCCGTATGATAATTAAAGTTATAAATAACTTTTCCTTTCTCTTTAGTTTTTTGCCAGTCGATTGGTAAATTAACAAATTCTTTTCCATCAGCTAATTTTACCTTTCTTCTTTTCTTTTTATTGATTGAGAACTCTCCAAATCCATAAGGCAGTTTTGCTTTATCACCTGTCTCTAATATATACTCTTTGAAGAATTCATTATAAGTGTAAATGATATTTCTCCATTCATCGTATGTAAGTTTTATAGAGGAATGTTTTTTGCAAAACTGATTATAGTTGTCTTTGCTAGAGCTTCTCCAATCAATTTTTGTTCTCATTAATTAGTTGATTTTGAATTTGGTGCTTGTCCATCTATTCCTTCTTGACTAGTATCAGTTTTAAGATTGAAATATGTAGATAGTAGTTTTTGAGATGTAAGTTGTAATGTTTGTTGTTCTAAGTATCCAGGAAGGGGAAACTCTTTGTCCAAAGGATTCTTACAGATTTCTTCAGTAGTGTATTCTGGAGTTCCACATCCGCATTCTGGATACATGATTTCATTCTCTACATCTTCTTCAAATAATGCAACAAATCTAATTGCTTTAAGTAAAGGATTATTTACATATAGATATCCATTAGATATCCAATAGTATTCTTCTTTTTTAATTATAGGAAGTTTTAAAAGATTCAAATATCTGTTAATAGTTATTTCTTTTAATTTCTTTCCTTGGCCGCTCATAGCATTGATAGAATAAACCCCTTGTATCACATATTGATAATTACCTTCTGATATACGTGGAAGTTTAAACTTAGTTCTAGCTATGCTACATTCATCTACATAATTACAACATTCAGAAATAGATACCTCTATCATTTCTAAACAAGGGATAGTAGTAAATAATGTATCAGTTGCCCAAAGTTTTCTTAAATTGGTTTCTCTCTTTATAAGTAATAGAGCATTGTTTCTAATCTCAGAAGCAATAGCTCTATCTGTAATAAGACTATCAGTAGAAAGTATCTTGTGGACACTTCTAACATCTGATACTAATTTTCTTAATGTTGCCATAATTATATTCTTGTTTCGAATTCAGCTATCTTACCTAGATTAAGATCATAGACTAATGCTAAGGCAGCTCTAACTGAATGTACGTAATTGTTATCTAAGTGCCATCTGTCAGTTCCTGACAAGCTAGGCATTTGTTGTATTCTTACTCCCTTAACCTCTTTAGCCATATAGTGATGTTTATCACCTGTATGAACCTCTCTATAAACAGCATTACCAAACTGATGACTATATTTTGGATGTGTTGCAAATAATAATGGAAGATCTTCTATCTTACAGTTACCATGGTGCCATCCAATAAATGTATTCCCTAATGTCAAACCTTTAACAACACTGTGCTCTCTGATAAACTCTACATCCAATGCATCTTTAAAAAATACATCTAGTGCATGTGCTAGATAAAAAGATTTAGTTCTGTCATGATTTCCTTGTACCAACACTACTTGTACAGTGCTAGAATGTTTTCTCAACATATTGATTGTATCTACAAGAATAGCAAATCCTATTTCATACTCATCAGCATAATCCATTATAGTATCTTGTGGAGTACCGTTTGTGGTTTGATGTTGATAGTTATCAGTATGGAAATAATCATTCGATATAGGAAGAACAATAGTGTTTATATTGTAACAAGCTTCTACTTTATCAATCAAAGACTGAGCCACAGTAACATATCTTAAAGCTCTTGTGGTTACATCATTATCACCATCTACAGTTCTTTTAGCTAAGTGATAATCAGATATAGATATTTCTACATCTACGTAGTCTTTACTATTACTACGATCTACTTTGGTGATTGATATATTATTTGGTTTGTAGTTTTCTAAAAACTTAGCAAAGTCTTCAGGTGAGTAATCTTTTGCTTCTTTCTTCTTGGAGAAGACTGAGGAAGTAAACTTCCCACTTGGTAACATCTTAGACCAGTAGTTTGTTATAACATACTTATCTAAGTTTATCTTATGTAGCTTAGCTAGTTCAATATCATCTTTAGGTTCAAAGTCTGTGACTATTGTACTTTCTATTGTACCTCTTTCAACATTTACTTTGCGTTCTCCTGTGTAGTTTGTTAATACAGTTTCTGTATCTTTTTCTCTAAGTTCCTTCATGAGCTCATTGACCTCAAATTCACTTATCCCTAGTTTCTCAGCGTAGAATTTTTTACTTTTCTTCTGACTTAATAACTCTTCTAATCGGTGTAACAAGCTTTGATTTTCAGACATATGTACTCATATTAGTTAAAAAATATTGTAAAGATAAAGAATAGTTTTTATATATTCCAAATAATTTTAGTTAGAGTTGTAATTATTTATAACTAAAATAGTTATAAAACAAAAACTCCCTAGACAAATGCCTAGGGAGAAAACCTTGTAAAACCAACAAAACAAGAGTTTTTTATTTATCTTATGAACAATACCCTGAATTTATCACAACTCCATTTGTAGCAACATATGCCCAAGCATATATTGGACCTGGAGTAATAGTATAACCATAGTATGTAGGAACAGGCCATGTGGCAGGATTAGTTAATCCTGGTCCATTGTATATTGTGTCACCAGGATTAAGATAAGAACTTGTAGAATATCTTGTAGCTATCGGATCAAGTCCAGCAACAATTGATGCACAAGCTGCTAAGTCAGTACTACTACCAAATAATGTCATTGTTATTGCAACAGGAACAGGTAAGGTAGTACTAGTTGATGTTGTTGATGATGTTGGTGTTGCATCTAACGTTATATCTATATAGTTAGTACAGTCTCCTGTTGATAGCACTCTAATCACTGTTGTGTAATCAGGAACTAAAGCAGAAGAATATCCTGCTAATAAAGAAGCTTTAGAGACTCCTGTTTCAAATGCTGATGTAAATCCATCTATATTTGAATACAAGTTGAAGGGACCTGAATCAGTCCCAGCAACTGTTAATGTTATTAATACTGTCATACATTATTGATTTTTAAATTAAAGTGTACAAGGACCCAATATACTTACTACTGGACCAATTGATGTTACTGAACCGAATATTCCACAGAAAGGAGCACTAATCTCACCAAGAGCTACTACAAATGATTGAGGATTACCATTACAATCAATATAATAAACTGTTCCACCAGCACCTGTACCATCTGCAGAGAATTCAGTACATTCACCTGTACAAGGTGCTGTTGTTACATTTGCACTACTACTAGCATTAGTTTCTATTCCACCATCTAGGTAATATGCACCTGTATAGCTTATTGCACAAAATGCATTAATGTATGTACCTGAATTACTTTGAACATTTGTTTGTGTAATTCCATTACAATCTTCATATACAAAATAAACATTTCCATCATCTGACGCAATAAGATCAGATTCTTCTACAGTAACATTATAAGCATAACAATTTGGTGCTACTGTAGTAGTTGTAGTTGTAGTTGTAGGAGTTGGTGTACAGCATGGGCCATAACTTATTACCTCAAAGGATACACTTGATGATAATGAATTTCTATCCACACATTCAGGTTCTCCAAGACCAACAAATAAATTTGGACCTTCATTTAGAAATATTGATTTAGGTGTACCAAAACAATCTTGATAGTTAAATGTACCAGCTGCAGTCATACCAATGCTTACATACTCAACACATGGACATACAGTGGTAGTTGATGTTGTTGTGCTAGTTGATGTACTTGTGCTTGTACTAGTGCTGGTTGAAGTACTACTTGATGTACTGGTACTTGTACTGGTACTAGTAGAAGTACTTGTACTGGTTGATGTACTTGTTGAACTACTAGTTGTAGTAGTTGTAGGAACAGCTGTTGTGCTAGTAGAAGTTGTTGTACTTGTACTAGAACTACTAGTGGTTGTTGTTGTTGGAATTAAATTGATATTTATATCAATGTAATTTGTACACCATCCTGTAGATACTACTCTGATTATAGTTGTCCCTTCAGGAACAACAGTTGATGTATAACCAGCTGTTAAAGCAGCTGCAGATATACCTGTTGCAAATGGTGTTACATATCCATCTGTATTTGAATATAGATTAAATGGACCAGCATCTCCGCCAGTTGGTATAGTTAATGTTATTAATGCTATCATAATTATTTGATTTTAATAAGTTCCAGTAAATAGAATAGTTACGTCTTCTGATCCTGTTACTATTCCTGCAATGTTTAATGTTATAAAAGGTGTTCCATAAGTTACATATTGAATCACTCCAGTTTGACCAGTTACATCTATTGTAAAATAATATGTTGCACCTGGTATAACTGTTATCCAAGAAAGATTCAAAACTAATGTTGCAGTGTATGGAGAATCAATTGCTGTAGTTCCATCAGAAGTTGGAGGTGTAGCCACATATTGTCCACCACCAGAAACTATTGGAAATACGCAAGTTGTTGCACCTGTGCAACTTACAGGTTCTCCATTTAAGTTATTAATACTTGTTATTCTAACATTTGCATTTACACTATCAAGATCCCAAGTTCCTGATAAAGGATTTGTTGGTACAGGTGTAGTAGTACTGGTAGTTGTTGAACTTGTACTACTAGTTGTACTTGTTGTACTTGTTGAAGTACTTGTACTTGTAGATGTGCTAGTACTAGAACTACTAGTAGTGGTAGTTGTAGTGATTAAATCTATATCTAGAATAATAAAGTTTGTACATATTCCAACAGATACTACTTTAATACTTGTTGCATTGTCAGGAACAGTTGAGCTATAACCAGCCTCTAATTGTAATGCAGATACACCTGTTGCAAACGGAACTGTATATCCATCTACATTTGAATAAAGATCAAATGGTCCTGCATCACCTCCAGGAGGAATAACTAATGTTGTTACTATTATCATACTGATTTATTATTAATTGATTTTAAATTAAGGTGTGCAAGGTCCATCATATGTTGTTGTAGTTTCTCCTGTACCTACTACTGAGTTTAATTCAGCACAAAATGTTTGAGAATCAAATCCTGATACCCCACCTATAGTACCTGACTGAGGATCTCCATTACAATCAGTATAAGTATAAGTTTGTCCTGATCCTGAAGTAGTAGCTACAGTGTATTGTGCACACGCAATAGTGGTGGTTGTAGTAGTAGTTGGTTCACCACAACTTAAACTAATAAGAGTTATAGTAATACCTGGGTCTGTAGTAACTGAACCTTCTAATGCACAGAAAGTGTAAGCTGGACCACCAGCATATTCATAAGTTGCAGGATTTCCATCACAATCAGTCCAATTAATAAATCCTAATCCACCAGTTGCCTCATAAGTTACACATAATGTTATAGGACGTTCTGTAGTAGTACTTGTAGTAGTTGATGTAGAAGTACTTGTGCTAGTACTAGTAGAAGTTGATGTGCTAGTACTTGTAGATGTACTTGTGCTACTTGAACTTGTTGTTGTAGTTGTAGGACCTGGAACTTGATGAGTTTCTCCACTAAAACTACATAATGGTAATTCGTCAGCTTCTCCAGTAAAATCACAAGTTGGTAACTCATCTGCAACTCCAGTAAAATCACATATAGGACAACATATATTCAATTGATTTTGAATATTGGTTATATCTTCTGTTATAACCATTACATCTTCTGTAAGATTCATTACATCTTCTGTAATAGAATCAACATTAGCTTTTACATTACATATAACAGCATCAAATTTAGCAAGGATAGTATTTAGTCCATCACATGTATTTACATCTGTACAAGGAAGTGGAGTGCTATCGTATGTGACAGCACTTGTTCCTTTTATTGTTGTATTATTTATGTTTGAGCAATTAGCCATTATATAATTTTATTTAATATTTATACAGGTACACATTCTCCATTCACTGAACAAGCAGTATATAGTACATTATATGCACTAACTGTAGCTGGATAGTAAATTGGAACATTATTTTTATAATAGAATAACTGTATCGAACTTACTGCACTTGTTAGAATACAGAAACCATCTGAAGTGAAAGTTGAGTATTCTGCAGATATATCACCACCTTCACAAGCTGAATCTTTAGCAGTTTGTAAATACACTTTACCATCACGTCCAGGATCTGTATTACCTGTAGCATCATCTATATCTGCTTGATTTATGGCAACTTGGAAACATGTACAAGGTCCAGCAAATGTTGTTGTAGTAGTTGTAGTTGGTTCCAATGTAGTAGTTGTTGTAGTTGTGCTACTTGTACTAGTAGTAGTAGTTGTAGGCTCAGCTGTTGTAGTTGTGGTAGTGGTTGGAATACACTCACCATTAACTAAACAAGGAGTTCCTAAATTAACAACTTCACTTTGTATACTAGTTACTGTCTCATTATCTTTTAAATATGTTAATTCAAGAGTAGGAATTACACTTGCTTTTAAGCAATATGTATAAGTTCCTGCAACTGTAAAATAAGCAGGAGGATCTTCTCCAGATGATTGTCCTTCACAACTAGCACCTTTCTCTGGCCATAAAACAACTGTACCATCAAAGAATGATAGAGTGTTTCCTGTAGCATCATCAATATCATCTTGACTAATAACTATATCTACACAATTACAACCTGATATAGTAGTAGTTGTTGTAGTTGTTGGTGCTATTGTAGTTGTAGTGGTTGTCGTTGGTTCTACATCACAACAAGGAGCTCCTGTTGAAATTGGAACATATATAGGTTGTTCTGTAAAATCAATCATTCCTAGTGCAACTACACCCACAAGATAATTCACACAACCTAATGAATAAACTCCAGGAGTGTCATATGTATTAATGAATGGATTAGTTACACAATCATTATATAGCACTGTAATTTGTCCATCATCTGTAGTAGCTAATGTTTCTGATAATATAGTAATTTCAGTATCATAACAATCACATAAAGATATTGTAGTAGTTGTAGTAGTAGTTGGTTCTGCTGGACATGCTCCATCAATACAATTTGCACCAATAGTAATAGTTACAAGAGGGTCACTACCAAATCCATTAGATCCGCAAACTTGAATAGTTTGATCTGGATCAATATTTATAGGTCTACTGATAGAACCATCACAATCTGTATAAGTTATAGTATGAATGTTAACATCTCCATTATGGAAAGTTAAACACTCACAAGCACTAGCTGTTGTTGTAGTGGTTGTGGTTGGTACAATAGTAGTGGTAGTTGTTGTTGTAGGACCACAAGGACCGTTTGGTGTAACAATCACTGTACCTGGAACAGTTAGAGGACTATCTGTTTCAACACAAATATTTGTTTCTCCTGGTAATAATACAATTGCTTCTTGTTCTCCTGTAATACAATCAGTAATAATGATAGCTACAGGAGCATCTCCAGTATTATCTAATGAGAAGCTTTCACAAGGAGTTGCTATTGTAGTAGTAGTGGTTGTAGTAGTTGCAGAACAACACTCACCTAATGTATTATATATATTAATTATATCACCATTAATAGCAATCACTTGATTAGTAATGTTAGTAACTTGATTATTCAAATAATTTATTTGTGTTAATAAATTACAAATAATCTCATCTATCTTTTGTAAGATTACATTAAGTGTATCACATGGTTCAGCTACTATACATGGTAGTACAGGACCATCATATACAATAGTGCTAGATGCAGTTAAATGAGTACTACATGGATCATTGTTATTACAACCACTATTGGTGATTGTAGAACTACATCCACAAGGAGTATTTAAAACTACATCTGTGCAGCAAGGGTTAACAGGTAAAAAAGGATATGCCATCTTGATGATTTATTAAGGTATGTATATAATATAGTAACAACCAATTGCAGGTTGATTATTTTGATGAGGAAGTCCTCCACCAAAACTAGATGCTGTGGAAGCTACGTTAACAGTAACTCCTGTTTGAGCAGAGTCTGTAGCAAAATTACCTTGTGTACTTGCAGCTTCAAAAGCTGGATTTCCTGAACCAGCAGCATTAGTATTAACTTTTAAATTATGTGTATGTCCAGGATCAGTCACACTTACAACATTTGTAATAGTATGTGTATGTGAAGGAATTTGTGTAGGTCCAAGTGTAACTTGATTTAAACCTGTAGTAGTTCCTAATGAGTAAGCAGGGTTACCTGGTACAGCTGGATCAACAGCAGCGTTAAGTGTTCCACCGTTCATTCCTGTAGTAGTTCCTACTAACACTCTTCCTCTTAAATCAGGTACACCTGGATTAGCACCATTACATAAATAAATCTTAACCCAGTTTCCTATACCAGCTCCTGTAGCATCAAAGTTTGAAAGATCTGGATTGAAATAAGGAACTGCTACATAAGGAATCATTTTAGTACTTACTAATGAAGCTGCAGGATTATTATTAATATAATTTGATATATAAGTATCAATGTTAGCTATACTTACATAATTTGTACTAAGATCTAAAGCTAATGCACATAATGTATCTATTGTAGCTTGAAGAACAGCATGTGTTCCTGAAGAAGGTGTTATAGAAGGTGTTCCATCTACAAGACATCTTACAGTGTAATCAGCTTCAATTGTATCTATTTCATTATTAATTACTACTATGTCTGCAACTATAGCATCTACTTGTTCTTGAAGATCACAAGCAGCTTTTATAACAGCTGTTAACACATCATTCAATGAAAGATCTCCACATGTTGGTAAATACTGTTTTACAAGATCACAAATGATTGTATCATTTATAATTGGTGTAATTCCTGTACCATTTAATGCAGCTGTAAGGAATGTAATCAATGATTGTTCAACAAATGATAATGAATCACCTGTTTGGATTCCTAGAACAGGAACATCTATTCCTGTATATTTAACACATCTGTCAGAGACAATCTCTGTACATCCGTTATAACAATTTGAACAATTGGACATATTATTTATTTTTTAAGTGTTTATTATTAATCTTTTATTAAACGTACTGACTGACCATCTATATTGTTGGCAACTTGTATGGTTGCTGTATTATCTGCAACGAACAAACTAAGGAAATAACTAGCTGTAGGATCGTATTGTGAAGTACTCCAAAAACTACCATAGGTACCAAGACTTCCAAAAAATCCTCCACCAGTACCACGATATCCTCCAGGAAGACCTGAGAATCCACTACTGTTAGTAGCAGTATTTTGAGTTAACCAGTGACAAAATCCTTGTTGTTTTAATGCACCTCCTGCAACAGTGGAACCACCTAAAAAGGTAGTTAAAGTGGTCCATTCTGTATCACTAGGAATATGGTAACCTACTGGAGCTAAACCTCTTGGATCATTTACAGCATACCAGTTATATAATTTACCATAGGTTGGTCCATTTACAGAATCGTTATTATAATAACACCAAGCAGGAGTTGTTAATCCTATCCAAGCTGATGGGTCAGTTACTTCTGGAATAGGATCTCCATTTCTAAAAGTAGTAACATCTAAATTACAACCTGTCCAAGTTTGTGTTCCAATTGTTAAATCATGTGCTACGCAATCTAAACATGGATCTACAGTAGTGGTAGTAGTTGTAGTTGGTGCTATAGTTGTAGTTGTTGTAGGTTCTACAGTAGTAGTCGTTGTTGTTGTAATAGGATTTAATATGGCACATTCTGGAGCTTGTGATGCTCCGTTTAAGCTTTGTCCTACATTTGCAACAAGAGTTAACACTTCTGTATCTAAATCAAGACTGAATATTTGACCATTGTTATCACAAACTTGTATTACTCCTGCATCTATATATAATCCCCAAGGATAAGTTATAGATGAGATATTAATATCTACAAGTATTGCTCCTGTAGAATAATCATGTATAGTGATGTACGTATTACTTGTTATATTATCTACGTAAGAACAAACTAATTGATTTGATGTAGTGTAGATTAAGTCTCCTGATATATCTCTATTTGTAGGCATTGGGAACTTAACAGTTATTCCTGCAGTTGTAGTGGATACATCAACCTCAACAATGTTAGTTCCTATTGAACTAACTAATGTTACATCATCAATTGCTGTCATGCCTGAACCAAATAATCCAGAAGCTAGATTTATATTTTTATTGTATGTAGCTGAGAATGGACAGAAACCATTTATATCATATTCAGATATATCTGTTTGACCATACAACCATAGTTTATTTGATGTGTTTGCAACATCACCAGTTACAGGAATAGGTCCTGTGATTTGTGATGTTAAATCAGTTATACTAAAGTTTTTATATATAAATATTCCAGTTCCTTTACTAAATAAAGGAAAACATTCTGGTACACAAAATGGTATTCCTGTAGTTGTACTTGTTGTACTAGTAGAACTAGAACTTGTAGTAGTAGTTGTTGAAGAACTAGTACTAGTAGTTGTGCTAGTAGAACTAGAACTTGTAGTGGTTGTGGTTGGTTCTTGTGTTGTAGTTGTGGTAGTGGTTGGTTGTACAGTTGTACTAGTAGTTGTAGTGCTACTAGAACTTGTACTAGTTGTTGTTGTGCTAGGTGCAATTGTACTTGTACTAGTAGTTGTAGGATTTGCTACAATTGTAATATCACAAGGATCTTCTAAACAACGCTCAGGTTCATTACATCTACTAACACATCCTACTGTTAAACGTATCACTCTACTAGCAATCATTTGCACAGAGTATTTATGTACATAGTTAGGATTACAATACTTATAAGTTAGTATTCTTCTATAGCCTATTAACTGAAGAATGTCACCAGCAGGTATAGGTTTGTTCAACATATATGAAATATTGTTGTACAAATTATTACCAAGTTCTGCTAACTTGCAATCTATTTTTTTAAGCAAAGAAGGAATGTCAGCACATTCTGGGCAATTTGTTAATCTTGGTGATAACATAATAGCGATTTTTATTTATTTACTTTAGCAGCGCATGTGCCACATAACCCATTGGTTAATTGACATCCACATCCCACTTTAGCTCCACATGAATTACATTGTGCCATAATTAATAAAAGTTTAATAAGTAGTTGTTACCAGAACAACCACAGTTGGTTCTTAAAAAGTTATCTAACATATTATCTGCTTGAGCATATAATGTGTTTGATTCATATTCTGCACAGTTATTAGCTGCTGCAATCGCTCCTTGAATAAAGAAGTTAATCGTGTTTAATTGCACACTAGATTGTGTTTTAAGTGCTCTATCGCACTCCATCATATTTAATTGCAAAAACGCATTGTCAAACTTCTCTTGAAGCTTGTCAACACGTAATATTGTTTTCTCAACATAATTTTGATATGCAGGAGCAACAGAATATCTTAATCTGTACACTCCATCTGGAAGTGGTTGATTACAACCAGGATCTGTTATCCCTAAATTAGATGATGTAAATACATTTAATTGGTCAGGAACAAAAGGTACTATCTTGGTTCCGAATCCTGGTATTTCAATCTCAATAGATGGTGCTGAGACCACTGGAGGATTGGTAGGATATACAGAAGCGTCTGCAACACCAAGAGTATTAACATCGTAAGTAGGTACTACTAGTATATCTAATTGTAAGTTTGCCATGTTGTTTTTAAATAAATATGCCAGAGGAATATGAGTTATCCTCTTTCCCCTGGCATAGGTTATTATTAATTTTACTATTCTTTATCCTTAAGGGATTTGAGTAGAAGTAGTAGTTGTTGTTGATGCAGGGACACCAGTTGTAGTAGAAGTGGTAGTAATACAAGGAATTCCTTGATCTACAACAGCACCTAAACCAGCAACTAAGATTGCTTCAAATCCAGCAGTAAGAGCAGAACCACCATTAGGAACAGCAAGAATCACTGTAGAATCTTCCATGATATAATCACCCCATTGGTATTCAGATTTGTTATACTCGTTGAATCTGATATAGAATGTGTTGTAAGTTGCACCATCAGATACCCAAGATTCGAAGTTCTCGTTGTATCCATTCATTCTATATAAATGTTTCAAGTAACCTGCTTGGTAGCTGTAGAAGTTTTTCTCTAATTGAGCAATCTCTGCAGATGTACCAGTAGGATAAGAAGCACGTTGTTGAACAACAGGAGTAGCAACATAGTTACAAGCATCTGCAACGATAAAGTCAGCAGTAGTAGCTGGACCAGCGTATACAAATGTACGGAACCACAATCTATCATATTCAAATGGGAACGCTGCGATATCACAAGGTTGACCATATTTAGTTAATGGTTTTCCTGTAATACGTAAGATAGTTCCACCTACATTTTCAAATGTAAAGAATGTATTGAAGCTAATGTTATCAGGGTTGTTACCTGGAGCTTGTTGTCTTAATTTAGCAATCAATAAGTCGATGATAATGTTATCACTTACATCAGCACATGGATTGTCATCACAATTACAACATGGAGCTTGAATAGTTACTGAACGAGTGAAACCATTGAAATACAATGTATCAATGTAAGAAGAGTGAGCACGTAAAGTTAACGTGATGCTTTCTCCACATTGTACAGTGAAATTAGTTACATCAGTAATTTGGTTAGCAGCAGTTGGACAAGCAGAAACTTTGTACCATTCTGTTACGTTAGATTTACAAGAAGATCCTGAAGGGCATCCAGAAATTTTGTCAGATCTTTTAGATCCTTGTAAATAAGTATTTGTTCTACCTTGAGCTACATAGAAGTAAGGAGAAGAAGCAATGTCAGTAGCATCTACTGCTGCGTAGTTGCTACCAAAAATACCTACTTGACCAGGATCTAAGTCTTGGGTAGAAATTGAGCCAGAGCTAGGGACAGAGGTTTGCCCTACTGGAACCACGAATAACGTGGTTAATGAAAAATCAGCCATTTTTATTTATTTTAAATGTTAATAAAGTTTATTCGTTTGTTTGTATTCTGAACTGAGCACTTTGAACTGCTGCAGAGTTTTCAGTATACATTGCTAGATTTTGTACTGTTAAATCTAACAATTCATCTTCTAAATATAATTCAAGTTCACAATCTTGATCAAATGATGGTTGCCCATCTAACATTATGTATCCTGCTTTATTTATATATTGAGGATATCTCATGTACATCATGTAAACTTTTGTTGGAGTAAAGGTACCATCTGTAAAGTAACTTATCTCATCTGATGACAAAGAGTTGAATGTTTCTTGATATTCAAAACTTGGTCTGTAATGATCATTGTTTAATATAAACTGTAGATCACCATGTTTTGCAAGATCTCTATTAATCCAAATCTTTCTATCTTTACATCTACCTTTATCTGCCAATAAATATGAATCTATATAGAACATATATTTTGGAGTCAGTTGATGTACATATGTACACCATTGATTCAATTCAACATTCTTTAACGTAAGATCTAAAGGCTGATGATTATAATTCATTATAAGACTTTGTAAGTCTTCATAACGTTTCTTAAATGAATCTTGCCCTAATTGACTA